CCTGAATTTTATAGAACTGAAGCGCAAGGGGCAAGAAAAGGAATGGGTGCAGAAGGTTACAAGTATGGAGGGTTTGACAAAGATACAGTAGTAGAATTACCATTACCAAGAAATACTGTGCCCTTTTCTTTTAAACAACCAAATAAAGAGCAAAAAGAATTTTTAGAACAGTTTCCTAATTTTAAAGGGGCATCACAATGGTTTGAGCAAAGGGGGCCACCTGCGGGTATTGATGAACTTATAGCAACTGGTAAACTACAGCCGCTATCTTTAGACCAAAGAATACAACCCCATGAAAGTCCATTCTTAGAAGATGATGTTACAAGAAAAGTAGCAAGCGAACCAATGGACATTGCATTCCAATTACTCAAATCAGAAGTCTTACTTTGGCCTAAGCGATTTGATAATAAACATTTTATGATGGAAAAACCGGGTCCGGGCGGTTTTACTATGAAAGATAAGACAGGTAAACACCGAGCATTCGTATCTTTACCCAATCAAGGTGGCGACTATGGAAAAGATGTTCATAGTATGACTGATGAAGAATTATTAAACTCCTTTATGGAAACAGATGCTCACGAAACTATGCATGAAACATTAGGGAATATCGGAGAAGATTACGATAAACCCCTTCACAATGAATATCCTGCTATGGTAGCGGAGTATCTTCAATATGCAAGACGACCAAGAGAGCAAATCCCAAGTAACGATAAAGTAAGTCAATTGTTAGATGAAGGTATGGATGATAGAGAAATTGCGATGCAAATAGCACAACGAATGGCCCCTATGCATCAACAAGTTTCACCGGGACATAATATTGGTAATATTGCTCGTGTAGTTACCGGGTCACCAAACGAATCGTATGATGATATTCAAAACGGCGAACCCATGGACATCGCCATGCGGTTGCTTAAAGGTGAATATGAGGACATTCCGAAAGAGGAACACCAAAATTACTATGCAGGTTCGCTCAATGCTTTACCGGGCCATAAACCGGGCTGCGACTTACGACTGAACGGTTACTACCCTCACTATTCAGCCAGTAAATACTCTGGTAAATGCACCTGTGAGGCTCAATGCGCCAACTGCGGGGCTAAGGAAAAATGGGGCTATCCTCATAACGATACTGATTTGTGCTTTGATTGTAGCGAGAACATGGCGGGACAAGGTGTGATTGATGACCCGTTAATGAATTGGATGCACTCACAACCGGACGGTATGCCATTACCTAAAACTGATGACGAAGATTGGCGGTCAAATATAGAAACAGGCGAACCAATGGACATCGCTACGCAGTTGCTCAAAGCGAGAGTATACGATGTCGGAGGACGAGAGTTACCTGAAACGCAAACTACTCTCACTGGTCAAAGCATTGCTGAAAGGGCTCGTGCTTTGGCTAAGCCTCCTCCAAGTTCACGAGCACCTAAGCAACACACTGGTTTGAATTACCATGTAACCATACCCAAACAAGACTTAGCAAACCCGCTTAACTCAAGACGCTATGCTATCAGGCGAGGGGACACTGATGAAATAGTAGGTAGCCTGCCTATGAATCCGACCTATGGTCCGCCTAAACCTGAGTTTACTGGCTCAGGGACCGAAGATGACCCGTTCACGACTGATAGCCTAGACGAACCCCTTCCTAGAGAAACAAGTAGCATTACTTTTACTGGAGACTACAAGCCGAGTTACTCTAATATAGACCCGGAGCACCGAGGTCAGAATCTATACGCAAGAGCACTAATGGGTTTGCTGAGCGCTGGTGATGCAGGCGCTCCGATTGTATCTACTGAGCGAAACGCTGCATCTGAGGGCGCTCACCGTTCGCTGATGGACATGTATTCTCGTGCTGGTGGTAACTTAGAAAGTTTGACTGGTTACGAGCCTGCAAGCGAATCAGATGCTGTGCGCTACAATCAAATATTCGATGACGGATATGGCTCTCTCAGAACTTTCGACCCCGGAGGCTTACCTGTAAGAGTTATCGATGCACCTAGCAAGCGTAGTGGAATGGACTTGGCTCAGACGGACCTTGAGGACTTTGGATTGGAAGTGTAACTAGACTCACCTACTAATTTATTTCCAGCACCGCCTTCGGCTTCGACATGACGAGATGTAAACTCTTAGACAGTTGGCTTGATGTGAAATCGAAAGAACTAGACAAAGCAGAAAAGAAAGCAGGAAAGGATTTAATTACAGGCCGAAAAAAGTGACGGCCATGCGAATCAATGTCTATGAGGTAGGGCCTAGAGATGGCCTTCAATACCTACCTCATACGGTATCTTCGCTTGACAAGCAGAGGCTTATCAATTCGCTTTACGACGCTGGAATAGAATCTATGGAGGAGGTGTCTTTTGCACATCCGAAAGTCCTACCACAGATGGCAGATGCAGAGCAGGTGTTTACAGGCAAAGGCGCTGCTTTAGTAATGAACAAGCGTGGGTTTGAGCGGGCTAACTCAGTTGGTGTTGAGAATTTCAACATCGTATTCAGCCCATGTGAAACTTTCAACATGCGTAACATGGGTAAAAGTCGCAGCGAGATAGTTCTAATGTATAAGACATTCATGGATAAAGTGCCAAAAGAAAATGTCAGAGCATATATCAGCATGGCTTTCGGGAGTCCCTACTCAGGTCAAGTGTCACCTTCGGTTATGAGGAGTTGTGTGCGTGATGCTGCTATGTTTGCAGATACCATCGTTTTTGCTGATACGGTAGGAGTGGGTTGCGGTAGTGACGTTCAACGATTGGCTAGGCTTGCATTCAAGGAAGGATTGAGGCCAGCCTTACATCTGCACCATAATGGTGATGAAAGCCGAGCAGTGTCCTTAGTAAGGGCTGGCTTACTTTCAGGTATGAAAGAATTTGACTCAAGTATAGGTGGTCTAGGCGGCTGTCCCTTCGCAGAGGGGAGTGGCGCTAATCTTTCAACTGAAACATTAGTTCGTCATCTATACGCATGGGGTTTTGAAGTAGGTGTAGATTTGAAGAAATTGAAATTAGCATCCAGCATTGCTAACGATATTAAACATGAAGGAATTGTTTTAATATCTTAACAAACTTAAAGTGTATAGTGACTTTAGGAGTATAACATGGGCGTAAGCCGATACGGATTTGCAAATGCTTGGTCACTTCTCAAGGCCTTACCCGGCCAACAAGGTTACATGGGTTCTATTCCTCCCTCGTTAGTAGGTATGTTAGAGCGTGGTAGAGAGCAAGGTGTGCCCGGAATACCTAGAGTTAATAGAATGGTAGAGCGTGACCTCAGTCCTATTACGGACGATTATGCTTCCATGCTAAGTTCGGGCTTTGCGACAGGTGAGCCTAAAGGTAGAGAAAAACCTATGCCATCTGATTTTACAACTCAAATGCAAGACGTAGGTGGTTTCAAGACGGAGCCTGAAGAAGGATTCTTTACAGGTAGAGAGAAGTTTTTGGCAAGAGAAGGTTTAGAAGCGGCTGCTAGAAGGCAGTTAGGAGGTAACCAACGTGGCGGTAGGGTCAATGTCCGAGGCGGCTCGCAGTCAGGTATCAACGCACCACTTCGTGGTCAAGACGACGAAGGACAAAGAGTCAATCCAAGAGCAACACGCAGAAGCCCGTCTACTTTGAGAAACTTAGAAGGTATGCAAACTGGCGCTAAACTTGGCGGGCGCAGCGCAGAATTTATTGAAGAAGAACCTGAATTGACAGACGAGGAGAAACTCGCTGAGATGATGAGAGATTTAGGCATGGATGCTACTGCACAAGCGGGAGAGCCTGCACAAGCGGGAGAGCAACGAGGAAAGCCTTACAAATCACGTATAGGTAATGACGAATTGATGGAAATAGAAGAAAGTTTGACTGCTATACATGGGCCGGAAATGGCAAGTAGAATCGTTCAATCTATGATTGACGACCCCCAGCCTCCATCCTTTAGGACTGCTGGAGTCCGCCAACAAAATCTTGACCCTCAAGGGGACAGGCCAAGCCTTGGTAGGATTATGCAAGGAGGTCCTGACAGAGGTCAGTTCAGACCTGCATTCCCGCCTGATGAGGCGACTCAGGCTATGCTAGGTGGAGGTGCTGGAGGGCAAGCAGCGCTTCAGCAGAGGTTGATGGACTTGGCCGCAGTAGAGGGAACAAGGGCCGGTAGAAGTCAAACCCAAATAGACAGACAAGCGTGATTGACATGAAACCAATTGACGCAGCATGGAGGGTTCTGAAAGAAGAGGACTTTGATTTACAAGCAGCATTAGATGCTAACATTGACCCAAACGACCCAATGAAACGGATGCTTGAATCAGCAAGATTACGAAATTCACCGGGTGTTAATTTACAGCCTGTAGATACTCCTCGTGTTACTCAATATCCGAGGTCACCTCGCAACCCATCAGGAGATAACAGAATTGGTATGCAACCGGCCCCTTTGCAACTTAGGCGATTACCCGATGCTCCTGAAGATATGGCTCAAACGCAATTACCGGCTCAACTAACAGCAGGTGCCACTAGTGTTGGTAGAGTAAAGCAAGAATAATTTTCGTGACACTAAAGTTCAAGTAGGGTTTTGTCCTCGGACTTAATATGGTGTGGGATTTGATAACAGGCTTGTCGCTTGTTGTAGGTTTCGGTTTAATCATAGCGACTTGGAAAGAGATAGGTCGCATGAAACAAGAAATAAGCGACTTAACCACCATGGTTAGAATATTCAGATACCGTGCTTTAGAGGAGGAAAGGGATAAACTTGCAAGGCAAAAGGAAAAGTAAATCTTGCGTTCACTGCGGTCATCACCCCACTAGGCGTGTTTATGTCAAAGTCAACAACGTATTCCGAGGAATCGCTTGGCTTTGCAATCAGTGTGATGAGTTTACTAAGGAACCTATGGAACTAAATACTTCAATAGAATAGATTAACTGGGTCAGCAGCCATCCTTTCTAGTGTATTTCAATTGGGCTCATTAACAAACACCTCCGCTGCTGACCCACCCTAATCTTTTTGTCTATGTTTGGCATGGGCGGTCTATGACCGATAATATCTACTGGCTTACAGAAGCCGACGTTATCGGTAAAACAGATTGGTCAGACGTGTCTTTTTGCGACTGTTGCAGTCCGTTAGAACTCAGTCTTGCAGTCATGAAGGCTAAACGAAAGTCAAAGCCGTTTCATGGTTACAACAAAAACAAACACGCTCGCACTGGAGGACTAAGTGCTAAAGGTCGTGCTGCTGCAAAGCGAAAAACAGGCGCTAATCTCAAGCGTCCTGTTACTAAGAAGCCAAGTAAACTCAAGCGTGGTAGCAAGGCCGCTAAGCGCCGTAAGTCCTTTTGCGCTCGTATGAGCGGAGTCAAGGGACCAACCTCTAAACAAGGTAAATTAACACCGAAAGGTGCAGCATTAAAGAGGTGGAACTGTTGATTTTAGTCAAATCTTCATCAGAAGATAATTTTAGACCACGACCTATTCTTGGTAACCGTATTCTAACACCTATTAGAGATGATGATAAAAAAGAAGAGCCTAAGTTTAGACCACGACCTATTCTTGGGTCTATTTTACAAACAGCGACGGGTAACAACAACACACAGATTTCTGCCGGTGGTGATGTAAGGACTAACTTACCTCAAGAACCAATTCCTCAACTCAGTCCTATGGATTTGGCTATGGAAGAAATCAGAGCAGCGCAAAAGCAACGGGAAGCACATGCGAAACAGTTAGAAGAGCAAGCAAAACAGTATGCACAGTTTGAGGAGATGATGGGTGGTGCTTTTAGAGATGCTACCGGAAGAATGATAACAGGATTATCCGAAGAAGCAAGAGATTACATTGGTATTTTAATGGCTCAAGGAATGGATGCTAACGAAGCAGAAGATGCAGCAAGACAACAATTTGGTGAGTAATAAAGAGGTGAAACTGTTAATGTCGGCTTGGTATGAACTTCTAAAGAAAAAAAAGGATGTAGATTTGACTTTACCACGAGGTAAAGAAATGGTCTTACAAGCCGAAGATAAAGACTACGAAAGAGGTTTGCTAGTGACACTGCTAAAGAACGGAGGTTATGATATGGCTTACTGGTATGATAAGCATGAACCTTATCCAATAGAAGTATTAGTTGACGGTAAGTCTATTAAGAAAGATGCTAAGAAAGTTACAATGAAGTTCCATCCTGAACTGAAGAAATCGGTTTTAGTTACAGGTCGTCGCATCGTAAAAGCAGACATTGAACAAATAATACTTGACGAAATAGAAAAAGAGGGTGGTGCTTTGGGTATGAAAAACCTAAGAAAGGTAGTTCCTGACGAGGAAAAATTGAAATCTACACTTGATGATATGGTCAGAAGGGGAGTTATATTCATTCACGAAGATGGAGATATTTATACTCACAAACCTACGGATGAGATGGAAAAGGGGTGCGCTTGTGAACACTGCTTTGGTATAGACAGTGCTTTTGATTTCTTAGAAAAGAAACTTTGTCCAGCAGGTAAAGCCGCAGCCAAGCGCAAATTCAAAGTCTACCCTTCTGCTTATGCTAACGGTTGGGCAGTTCAATACTGCCGAGGTAAGTTTAGAAAGAAGAAGAAGGGGAAAAAGAAATGAGTCGCTGCACTTGCTACGATACTTTAGTCATTAAGAACCTTAATCGATGGTTCAAAGAAAAGTGGGTAGATGTTAGTAGAAAAGACCCTAAGACAGGTAAGCATCCTCCTTGTGGTAGAAGTAAGGCTAAGAAAGGTCGTAAAGGCTATCCTAAATGTAGACCAAGTGTAAAAGTTAGTAGTAAAACTCCAAAGACTTCAGGTTCAATGAGCGAGGGTCAAAAACGTGCAGCCACTAAAAGAAAGCGCTCAAAGAGACAGGGTGTCGGTGGTAAGCCTACGATAGTCAAACGAGACATGTCTCATTGTAACTGTGGTGCGCCCAAAGGGTTTTCTTGCAAAGCGCATTGTAAAAGCAAACAAATGAAAAAAAGCGTGTTAATAAAAGCACCACGTATACCTCGCAAAAAGGGACAACCCGCTGGCTCAAAGAAACACTCTGATTTGTATACCGACGAGAATCCAAAAGGCACCATACATGGTCTAGGGTTCAAGAATCCAGCAAAGGCTCGCCAATCAGTATCCAAAATCAAAAACAGCAGCCGCAGCCACGCTCACAAAACACAAGCAGCGATTGCCATGGAGCAAAGGGCTGATGAAATGGGTAAGAAACAGGAGGCTGCTATTTATCGTAAATTCATCGAGCAGCAGAAAAAGAAAACCAAACAGATGAAAAAGTCAATATTAGTCAAAAGTCCCAAGTCACCTGAAGCAAAGCGTCACAAGTTAGAGTATGATAAAAAATACGAATCTACTCCTGAGCGTGTAAAATATCGTGAGGAGTTGAATCGTGAACGTAGAAAGCGTGGTATCTACGGCAGAGGAGGACCTGATATGAGTCACACAAAAGACCACACACTAGTAGCAGAAAGCCCTCATGCGAACAGGGCTAGGCACTTCAAAGAACGGGGGACACTTAAATCAAATGACTTTTATGTCATGGTAAGGTGAATCTCTTGAATGACTGGTGGGAAGAATTATTTAAGCAAATGCTCAAAGTCTCTTTGCACAATCTAATTAAAATTGAAGAATTGCAAGATGGCTCAATAGAGGCAGCAACGCTCTTGATGGAAGCGGCTGATAATTACAACTTCCTCCAACAGGCTTATCACGATAAGTGTTCTCAGAGTATACATGTCGAGTTCATTCTCACCGATGGATGAGGCATGGTCGTATTTACAAAGTAACGACAAGATTGAAAAATTAATCCCATTAGTTCCTTTAGCGATTGGAGCAGGTTTCGGTGCACTCGGTGCCTATACAGGTGCTGGTGGTAGATTTGAAGATGACGAGGGTAACTTTGATTTGAATTTTGGAGGTGAGGCGGGCTTTCAAGACCCAGTTACAGGTGGGATGCTTTTCGATGTAGGTGCTGGTGACTCTACCGCAGCGAGAATAGGAGGTGGTGCTTTTGGTGCATTACAAGCGTTTAATCCGGCAACTGGAATCAAAGCCATAGGTGGTGGCATTAAAGGTTTAAGGTCTGCCTCTAAAGCAAAAAAAGCAGAGCAAGCAGTAAGAGCGGGGAAAGCAGCAGAACAGGCAGCGTTAGCGGCAGGTCGAAATGCATCTCAAGCAAAGCAAGCGGGAATTTTAGCAGAAGAAGCGATTCTTTATCCCGGTGTTCAAAATGTCAAAGTTGCCCCCGGAGTAATTGATTCTACTAGACCGTTAGCAGCACGAGCCAAGGGTGCAGGAGGTGCAGCAGCCGATGCTACTGGTAGAGGATTGACTCGTTTAGGCCAAAATCGCCTTGCTAGATTTGCAGGCAGGGCCGCTCAAGTATATGGTCAGGACCAACAGCACGGCTTTGGAGGAAAATTAGGAACATTAGCCGCTTCAATCATGGCACCTAAATTACCTGATGCAAATGTAAATACTGGTGGATTTGGAACTGTTCAAGGTAGCGGCTCCTCAAACCCAAGTGGTTTTGGTGCCACAGGCTCAGGCTCAGGTAGGTTTGGAGCGGCTAATAACATGAACAACTTGTCCGCTCAATTTAGCAATAGGACCGCAGGACAAGAAATATTCAACCCCGACGCTTTTAGAGGAAATAGGAGAGCAGTGGCGTTTGAACGTCAAAAAGAATTTGGCGGATTATGAAGGTGATAATATGTTTGTAAACAGAATTGGAAATGAAATAAAAAAAGAATTAGACGAAGTGACTCACAAAGCACACTGTATGGGTGATGCTGAGTCAAAGGCCGATGATAAGAAAAAACCTGCTCATGGTATGGTCATTGTCATTGGCTCAAAAGCAGGCCCCGGTCCTTCAAAGAACGGTAAGCGTGAAAAGAAAGATTCTGAAAAGAAAGATTAAGTCAATTTGAAGTTGAGTTAGACCTTCGGCCTCACTGGGTCGGAGGCGAAATTCCCTCTCGCACCTCCGGCCCGCCAAATTTAGTTATACTTAAATTAAGCAGGTAACTCTTTATTTAGGGTCGATTACTGCCTTCATCGAGAGGGATATTGATATGAGTAGTTTAGAAGCACCTCGTGAACATGACCAAGCAGAAATCCGTTTGATGGGTCTGATATTGACTCAAGCGGTGTCGATAGGTATAGCAATTGCTATATTTGATGCAGAACTTTGGATTGATTTAGACGACCCAACCGTTAATGGAGTGACCTATGCAATGGCAGCGTTCGCTGTTCAAGGTCTAGCGTATTATCTTTTCAAAATGTTTTTCCAACAAGGTATGGACGAAAGAGCAAGGATGGCTGCACAAGAACGGCAGAGAAGAAATCGATACAGAAGTATGGAATTTACTTTTGACCAACGTCGCCAAGACATGGAAATGAGGATGCAAGAAGCACAGTTAGAGGCTGAGTTGAACTGGATGCAAAAACACCCCGGTCAAACACCACCTTGGATAGAGGCTAGAATGTATAACGGAAGCACTTCTACCGCAGACTTCATACCTACTGACATTAAGCCAAAAGAACCCCTTAGCCTTGGTTTGGACTTTTCGGAAGAAACCCCGTTGAAATTAGACGGGACTCCTGATAAGAGGTATCAAAAGAAAAAAAAGGAGTGAAGTCGAGTGGGTCGGATATTCAAAACACCTTCTGATGATGCAGTTGAAGAAACTCTGAGAAGTATGCATATCGCTAACACGGTAGATGTAGCATACGAAAGAGCAGTGGGCTGGATAAAAGTTGTAATATTTTCTTTAATCACAGCATTTGTCATTAGTGCTTTTGAATTTTATACAGATTGGAATCTTTGGGAAGTTTCAGGAAACTGGTTAAAAGACACTTTGTCTTCTTGGGCAGACTCTATCTTTGATTAGGTGATATTATGGGCGCAATGGCTGGCTCCGCATTAGTAGGAGGGATGGTGTTCGCTCGTGAACTTTGGCATTACTTCGTTCCTAGGAAAATTGGAATTTATGGACCTACAACAGTTGGAAAAACTACCTTAGATAGGTATATGACAACGCCCGGCGAAATGGAAGATATACCGCTGAATCAACGAACTAAACATTTCAAAGTGCCGGGTATGAATCGGTTTATGTTACCAAGACCTAGTAGGAAAAGAGTTTCTTACAAAGGTGATACTAGAGTCGTTTATTCTGCCGATATAGGTGGAGAAGAAAGATTTTGGAATCTTTGGTTAGACGATATGGTCAATCGACAAGTTGAGGCTGTGATATTTTTGTTTGACCACAAGTGTAACGAAGGCGGTGATGCTGCTATTCAAGCCGTAGGCGGATTCAAATATTTAGTAGACTCGATAATTCATAGACAGTATCGCTATCGCAAATTCAGGTCTTGGTTCAAGGGTAAGAAGTATTGTCCAAAAGTCATCATGTTAGTTGCTAATAAAGCAGACCAGTGGTGGGATGAACAAGCGAATATATTGTGGCAGCAACAAAGATTGGGTGAACATAAAATGTTTGACCCATTCAGAGAAGATTTGATAAGGTTGCAGAAAGCAGGAGTGCCTACTAAAAGAGGTATGATGGCTACTAAAATTGGTTGGAATGTAGAGAATACAATGCTGGATTTATTAGTATAGGTGATTATGATGAGATGGAGATATGGACAGGTGCCACAAAGTGATGTCAATTTGGCTAATATGAGTCAAGCGCACTTGATGGCTTTAGGGCAACAGGGTAATACTAATCACGAACAGTTGTTAGAAATGCAATCGGCTCAGCAGGGTATGAAACAAGTAGCAGAGAAGAAAAACTTAGAAGTTCCTAAAGTTAATTTTTACCCCAGTAGACATCCTGACCCAAGAAAAGCAAGAAAGCAAGACATAAAGCAGGCTAGAAAGTTGTTGACTCCTACAAAGCGAGCATGGTATAATCCACTTAGGTGGGTTTGGGGTCGCAAATACAGATATAATCGACAGTCAAATCTTTGTGTTATAGACGGATGTAACTGTGAGGAGTTAATCAAGTATGACAACTTGTATGCTAAAATATGTGATGAAGAAACAAGTGAAAGTTTGTGGGATTTGTATTGGAGGAACCCAGTGACAAAGACTCCCGAACCGTTTGTAGCAAGAGAGCAAGTCACTAATGGTAGAAAGATGAAGGGGACTTATTGCCCTGAACACTTACATCTCTATCATTTACTGTGTAAGTGGGAGGCAGAGGCTGATAAAGACCACAGTAAGACTAGAATGGGCATGAAAGAAATGGTAAAGAAAGGAGTAAGCACTATTGCTGTCCCTGTTTCGATTATTAGGAAAAAAGACAACACGCCTGAATTTCTGAAAAAGTATGAGCCTTTCTTTATTGAATTGGAAAAAGACTCAAAGTCTCAAAAGGGAATTAGTTTACTTCATTACAAAAACCCTGAAACTGGAATTAATGACGTAACTATGATTGTGTTTGATTTGAGGCTTTTCCAAACAGAAATGCTTTCAGCGACACCTACTGTTGCAGATGCAATTGCTAACTTAGGTATATTACAACTACCTACTAATAGTCCAATCGATACCAATGAGGTTATCAATCAGAGTGGCTTGCCCCAAGTAGAGCAAGGTATGTTTTCACAGTGAGGGATTTGAAATGTTCAACAATAATAACACCAATGGAGCGTTAAACTTAGGAGCGACTTCTCCTCAGCCAGCACAGACTAATCCATTTGCCAATCAAAATGGCATGATGCAACAAGCAAGTCAGAATCCATTCATGACAGGTATGATGGGAGGAGCAGGTATGCAGTCCAATATGATGGGGCAGCAACCGATTGCACCACCATCAGAAATGGATATTCATTTGGCTTTGATGAAAACACTAGCACCTATTGACAGATTTATTGCAGGTGGGCAAATGGGTGTTTTACTTCAAATGCTGAATGACTTAGTTTCTTTTTCAGTTATTGAAATATTGAAAAATGCAACCTTTGTAATCAATGAAGATGACGGCACTATGAAAATGGACATTACATCTCTACCAAGTAATCTCCAAACTATGAGTGCAGAAAACGTCACAGGTCAATTTAACAGTTTACAAATGACAAGTCAAAGTAATATACAAAATGCAGAAATGCAACAGCAGCAAATCGCTGCGTTCGCTCAACAATCTATGATGGGTGGAGCATTGAATGCCGCACTACAAGATGATGGTTTCATGAATAAAGCAGGTAATGCTGCCGGAAGTTTCATGGGTAAATTTATGGGGATGAGATGATGGTAAAAAGTGAGCCTTTCTTAGGTTTTTCAACGACAGCGATGGAGATATTTGCACCAGTAAAAAGTGTTATTGTAGATATGGTGATGGTCCAATTATTGGCTATCATAGTAACTCTAGGCTTAGTGCTGATTACAGGCGGTGACAACTTAAATAGCGAAACAATGGCTTACTTAGTCGCTGGTTTGTTCGGCGCTTTCTTTATGCTTGGTGGCATTTATTCCCGAATATCCGACATTTAGGTGAGTTCCCCATTTACCAAGAGGGCATTGACTAGATGTCAGTGAAGTCTTAACTCGCATCTGACAGCCGCATTCGGTGCATCGGTTACTTCTGTGTTCCCAACTAGGACATACCATACACATGTCCATTCTTAATCGTTTGACATCATCGGGCACAAACCTTCTCATCACTATGTCTCTACCTGCTTTAGCCAAGTCTTTCGCAGTATTTACTGATACTGGAACGCCCATTATTTTAGGCTGTATTCTTGGCAGTTTCATGTTCACTCGGTTAAGGTAATCATTCAAAAGGGTTATTGGCATCAATCTCCTCGGATTCGTTATGGCGGAAGGTCGTCAGACAAAGCGTTCTTGTCCTTTTTGTCAACATGGCGATAGAGATGCGCTGGAACAAGACATAGTTGATGGTATTTGCAATCCTCAAATCCTAGACAAAGATATGGGTTGGAGAGCGAATACTGCTGAGCGACACATGAAGAACCATGCAGGTGATTATCATGCAGGTGCAAATCATTCTTGCGTAGTCTGCACCAGTGATGACAGGCGTGCTTTGGAAGTTGCTTACTTTGAAGGAGAGCGCACGAGTGAGAGTATTGCTGATGAACTAGATTGTAGCGAAGAATTAGTATATAGACACATGAAGCACCACTTCCAACCACTTGTAAAGAAAAGTTCTGCTGCTATTGTAGCAATAAAGGTTGGAGAAGAAGTTGACATTCTTAGAGGCAATGTCCAAAACTTAAATGGAAAACTTGCTCAGTTCATGGCAGAGTCTAATGTTCATGACGATGGGGTTATTTCGGATATGGTTAGGCTACACAAAGAAGTTAGAGAGACTCTGAAAGACCTCACCAATTACAGAGAGAAGTGGGCAGAGCCGACTACTAATGTCGCTAATAATACTATTAACGTCCTGAAACTTGAATTAGGTAAAGAGAGTCCCGATGTTTGGAAGCGAGTCAAGGCTAGCCTCCTCTCTCAGGCAGACGGTAAGGTAGACGAGGATATTCTTGATATTTTGTGAGGTTTAAATTATGCCAAGAACACCCACCGGCTCTGATACTCGGATGTATAGTCCGAGAAGCGAGTCAAACTTAGGTTATTCTAAGGATGATGACGCTTATGCCTATGGGCAAGGTGACCCTGAACAACGAGAGTTGATGCGTGATAAGAAGCAGTCTGAAAAAGAGCAACAGACTTACATAGCGGATTTGCCTCATTTGCAAATATCTATACCTAAAACAGCACCTTCAACACCTCCGATGATGCCGGAAGAAGAAGAAGAAGAACCTATGATGGATAATCAATTCAATGAAGGTCAGCAGTTTGGTGCTATGACAGGCATGCCCGATACAGGTAACTTGAGTATCGGTAACGCAACAGGGACAATGCCAGCACCGGGCGGTATGCTTGCTACCGGAGAGCCGATGAATGACGCTTGGTCTACTTTGATGAAAGAAGATGAAGATGTCGAAGAAGATGAAGATGATGAAATACCTGATAGAAGGTTTAACAAAAAGCCTCCTATCGATATGAATGCAGAAATCAACAGACTTAGGAGACTGGCTGCCGAACCTGTAATAGAAATGAGAGAAAATGAGCAAAGAGAGGAAATGATTAGACCCACTGCTCACGGCAATCCTGACTATTTTAGACAAAGCGAGCCGATGGATAATGCTTGGTCTACTCTTATGAAAGCCCGACTTGACAAAGTTAAGGGTGCTAAAGACAAATCATGGAAGCAGACTCAATTTGAGATTCAACCGGGCGGCTCGGACATCACTACTGCTAACACTCGCAGAGCAAAATTGCAATCAAGATTCTTACAACCCCACAAAAAACGAGGCGTCGACCTAGCACCGTTAAGTGTTCATCGAACTCACTTAGGTATAGAGACTAAGCAACCTCAGAGGCTGTTCCCTCGTGATTATGGTCATCAGATGGCTACACAGGCTCGTAGAAAATTGATGGGCAACGTGCCTCAGATACCAGCAGGTCACGGTCTTGGACCTGAACAGGCTTACAACCCGAAGTCACCTAAGCAATCTTCTTCTAAGGGACTATCGCTAACTGAGCCAAGAACTATTCGTGAAAGGGGTAAATCATTCGCTAAGTCCGTCAAAGAAGATTTGGAAGAAATATCAAAAAGAGCAGACTATATGCAATTTACTCAAATGCGAAGACTACTTCGCAGACTAAAAGAACTAGCAGAAAAGAACGAGCGCAGACTCAAATCGAAGGAACAAAGCGGTCACGGTAACAATCGTGAAGCCGGACACCGTGAGGCTCAAAATAGCACTACTAAACCTGAAGGTGCTACTGAGAACCTTGAAGATGACCCAAAAAATTGGGGCGCTCCTTCTACTCTTTTCGCTGCTAGAGGTAGCGGGAGGGTAGGCTGATGTGGAAGGTCCATCTACCTGCTAGTTCTTATTTAGCAAAACAGACACCTTTCTTTGGCACTAACCATTTTCTCAAAGCGTTAAATCCTATCTTATTGAAAAGTGCTGGTTTGACTTTTTTTGGCAGAGGCATGCATGAACCTCACGGATGGGCACCGTCTGATGCAGGTATAAATGACGACCCTAATGAGCCGGACCACCCACCTTGGAATCATGACCCTAAGACAGGTGAATTGTTAGATGGAGGATTACACCCAATAGATTTCATACTTCGTGATTTACAACAGCGCTTTGGTTACACCCCTGAAGAAGCACAAGGTAAAGTTCAGCAAGCGATTGACAAGTATAATCAAGCGCATGGCGAAGATGGTAACCATACCTTACCTAACGTAGACAGTCCACAATGGAGAAAAGTTGTGGTGGGCCCTTACTATGATAATAGCGAAGAAACTCACATGAGGAGGGTGAGAGGTAATGAGCCCGCTTACGAAGGAGGGCCAAGACCGTTTGTAACTTACGCTTACAATCGTGGTAACGTATCAGGCGGGGCCACAGGTAGGTGGATTGACAGTGGTATGATTCACATGAACAAGGAATTAGGTCAGGTTTTACAGGCTGACGGTAAAGATACAACTGGTTTGAACTATGTTAGTTACAACCGTTTACTACCCGGTAGTTTGAGTGGCGGAGTAGTTCAATCTATTAGCACTGGTGATTGGAAAAGATACCAGTCAAGTGGTCAATTACCTGACCATTATCTGACTCCTGAAATGCAACAACAGATGGAAGATAGTCGCTTTCATCCTGAAATACACGCTCATCAACTAGCAAAGTTACTCCCTGACGCTTTTTTCCATGCTCCGACGGGTAGTGGTGGAGGTAGAGGTTCAGGTCTTACTGGTGAAATGTTAGGTAATCACCTAACTACCATGGGAGTAGACCATGGTCTTGATGAAGAAGAATTGAATAAATTCGCTGGCACTAGGGCCATGAAATATTTGTTTCAACCCGGCCATCAGAAGATAGCAACTACTGGCACTGGTGGAGGGGCAGTTACCACATTACTTAGAGATTTGATGAGGGAAATAGATGCTCACCATGAACATGAGAATTATGGAATGCATTTGAGTCATGCTAAGAATGCAAGGGTTGACTCTAATATACCATTAGCAAGGGCTGCTAACGAAAGGTCAAAAGAAGTAGTAGCGCACATGAGTCTTGCTGCTCATAAATTGATGGAGCAAGGTATGTCTGAAGAAGACGCAATTTCAGAAGTTGCTCGTCGTATGCGTGAGGCTGATATTTCTAAAGGTAGATTTGTAGAAGAAGAAGGACTTAGAGAAAAGATTGAAAATGTTATTGATTTAATGCTAGGAGCAAGCGGTCATGAAAACTTCAATCTTGGCAAAATACCCACTGACCCTAACGAACATCATCTGAAAACTCCAACAATCGATGAGTTTGGGCATCATGAAGCGCCTGAACACTGGCATGGTCGTATTATTTCCGGTGAGCATGAATTAGCGCCGATAGGTAACAGTAAGAGAGAAGAAGAAATCCCTCCTTCACTTGCACCTAAACCCGCACCCGCACCGCCACCTGCTCCCGTATCTGCACCGACTGTGGGAGTTGACCCTGCTCAAAGATTAATCACAGACCCTCGTAATTATGTCAGACCGGCAGCGCCAGCACCAGCACCAGTAGCATCACCTGCACCTAGAGTAATACCACCTCCTCAAATGAGGGCTGCTACGCCTTTAGAGCAAGCATTCCAACAAATGATGGGACAGCCTGAGCAGCAAACCTTTTTTGACATAGGTAGCGGTGCGCTTGTCAGACGCTCACACGACATCAACGTCGGGATGGATGCGATTAGGAAAAAAATTGGATACTTTGATGGGTTTTTGAGAGGTGAGCGGTAATGGGTAAAATATTGGTGAAAAAGTCTGTCGACGTGCAATATCCAGTATCAGGTCAGCCAATACTTGTCACCGGCGGTGGCGGAGGTGGCGGCGCTTCTCCAAGGGGGATGACCCTTCAAGAAAGATTAAGTCGAATAGGAGGGGGAACCCTTGGTGCACTCGCTGCTGCGACAGGTCAACATCGCAGTTTAGGTAGCCTCGCACAAGGTATGGTATCAGGAGCCGCTCAAGGAAAGGCTATCGGAGGAGGTCTTGGACGAATGGCTACCACTCGTGCGGGCCAAGAGCGTGCTAATTTACGAGAAAGGTTGAAGCAAGAAGCAGCGGAGGGTAAAGCAGCCAAGCAGATAGCGAGGCGGAACCGAGGAGAGGGCTTTTTAACAAATTTACTCAATCCAATAGGTGCATACAACAGGCGAGTAGCAGATAGAGCAGCGGGTAGACTTGACTTTGCTCGACAGATGAATCGAGAGGCCGAAGATTATAGTCGAAATATGGCGGAACTATACCGTGATGTTGGTAGAGAACAATTCAATCAAATACGCAGACCTCAGTTGCAGCAAGAAAGAGCCAAATTACTTGCTGCTGCTAAAGCAAGAGGTGGAGAATTAGGTGCTGAACAAAAAAGAAAACTGGAAATGTTAGACAGTTTGGTGCAACGAACTGGCGCTCCTAATTTGGAACAGGCACTCGGCATATTGTCTAGCGTTAATCAAACAGCATCTCCTCCACCGGAACAAGTAGGTAGTAACGTAAACATGGTAGGGGGTAAACTTACGGTAAACGGTCAAGAAGTCCAACCTGACGCTCAGGGTAATTACAGTGCGCCGGGAGTTAGCATAACTGGTTCTTCCATAGGTGGTGGTGGTCCTGAAGAAACTGCTGCTGCTAAAAGAGTAATGGGTAAGGTTTTGGCTGCTGGCGGTAGTAACGCTGACGTTAAAGCCGCTATGACGCAACACATAGGGGAAAGAATAGCACAACAAAATAACGTAGGAGCAGTAAACCCTTCTGAGATGACAGAGTATAATGCAAAAGCAATACGTGACACTATGGCAAGGCGTAATGAAAAACCACTTGCTACGGAAGAAAGCCATCCTACTCAACAAAAAATAGGAACGGCTATTTCAAACGTATTGGCTACTCAAGAGCCTGAAACAGGTAACCCATTGGGTAATTTTACCAGTCCCGAAATGACTAATTCTCCTTTAGCGACACAGGGATTAAGTGCAGCAAATATGGTTGCACCGCCCAGTGATGGCGTTGTCGCTGAAACTACGGCAGATAAGCAAGCGGAAAATTCACAAATGAACCTTGACACTACCCCTGAGCAAAACTTACACAGTCTTTTTGAAGCATTAGGGCCACCGCAAGAAGCCCGTAGTGCTGAACCTATTGGCACTGGTTACAGTGGTCCTAATCCAAACGTGCAAGCCTCAGAGAAAGCCGCAAAAGATATGGATTTAGCAGGATTTTATGCAGCGGCGGAAGAACAAAGTAGACCTATCGAGTATGATGAGTTTGGATTTCCAATACGAACAGGTGAGCCGATGGAATTAGCATTTAGATTACTCAAGATGATGATATTCAACAGGTGATGAGGTTGTCCGATGTTAACAAACTCATACTTGAAATGGATATGGAAATGTCCAAGAAGTCATTTGAGTATTTCTTCACTGACATTTTAGGTTTTGATTTCTCAGACCACCACAAACAGTGGCTTGATGGATTGAATGGAAATAGATACTATTGTGTCAAAGCAAGCCGTGACCACGGTAAATCTGTTTTCTTTATGTCGTATGCGTTGTGGTTAGGTGCTTTCAATCCTAATACTCACATCATGGTGTTTAGTCACTCTCTTGAACAAACGCTTGAACACATGAGGTTTATTCGCAACAATATAGAAACGACTGACATCCTCAAAGGATTGAAACCGCAGGGTAAACCTTGGGCTAAGTCTTACTTTGAATTTACTAACGGCTCTCGTATAATGGCAAAGTCTGTTGGTGGTGCTACTCGTGGTTTCCACCCTGACGTTGTAGTATGTGACGATATTCTTTGGGGAACCACCACTTCAGAATTAGCAAGAGCGGCTGATTGGTTCTATACTGTCTTGCTTCCTGTTCTGCATCACACGGGTCGATTAATGATGGTAGGCACTCCTTTCAGTTATAACGACCTGTATGCTGAATTAGAAGATAAAGATACCTTCACGGTAGAGACTTATCCTGCTATTTTACCTAATGGCGAACCGCTTTGGCCCGGCAGATGGCCGCTAGATGCATTGAAAGTTCGTGAAGAATCTATGCCTGCAATCAAATTCGCTCGTGAATATCTTTGTGAGCCTATTCACGATATGTCAAGTATGTTTCCAATGTCACTTCTTGAAAAGGCAAGGGACAAAGAGTTGATTTTACTTGATAAGGCCGAGCAAGAATTTGATGAAAATGGCGACCCTAACGGAATATTCGGCCAACACTTTGTAGGTTGGGACCCTGCTATTGCTTCGGATGCGAACGCTGACTACACTGCTATGGCGGTAATCAGAATGTTACCTGACACAGATGAAAAACAGTTGATACACGTTGTCAATCAAAAAGGTCTGAACAGTATGGCTCAGAAAAGACAAATCATTATGCTCAATAGTAGATTCCAACCTGACCTTATTGAACTTGAAGGTAATAATTTCCAACGTATGTTTGAAGCAGAATTGAAAGAAATGAAAGAAGATATACCAATTAAGACATTTATGACTACTCGACAAAAGAAGGAGTCTATGTTTATGAGTTTACTTTTAGCGTTTGAACAAGGTCAAATGAAAACACCTTGGGGAGATGAAAGAAGCAAAGAGTTTACAAGAGCGCTTGAAACCCAACTTAGCAGATTTGGAATGCAAAAGAATGGTAGGTTAGAGTCAGTAGGCTCCCATGATGACTTGGCTATGGCTTTGGCTTTGGCTAACTGGGCGACTAAAGAGTTCAAAGGTAGCATAGTATTACTAGATGATTACCTTAACGGATTCGATGATTGGTTTGGAGATGTATCTCAAAGGCACGTTGCTGGTGCAAGGTGGTTTACGATATAATTATATGACACCAAAAATTGGAGATTATTATGTGGTCAAGTTTGAGTGTTGGGGATTCAGGGACTCATATCGAAATGGGTCACGATATATTGAATATAATAGCATCAAGTCTAGTAAGTCATCCTTTAGTAGACGAAAACATTGCTAAATCAATTGCCTCTCAAAGCGTGATTGTTACTAAAGAAAACACTCCTAAGATTCAATACATGCCGTTTGCTCCCACTGGCGAGGGCTGGTTTGAGGATAAAATAGGCAAAAGTGCTAACAGTATTATCAGAGATTTGAGGAAAGCACGTAGGATATTCAAAGAAGATAAGGAAGAAATAGACAATATCATATCAAATGTAAGAGCGTTAAAGAGTTCTGAAGTAGATGCTACTTTAGCACTGCTTTCTTGGGGAGACAGTTACAAAGACTCTATGCGTAAGATGGGATTATCTGACAAAGATTTGAGGTCGTTAAGATTATTCGGTGATGCTAGGAAGTCTAGTTTGATTAGAGCATGTAATCTTTGGAACAGTGCAGAGGATGCGTTAGTTAAGTTAGACGAATTTGAAGACGTTTGGGGTGAAGAAGAAAAGAACGCATGGGTCAATGCTATGCAGTTGAAAAAAGACGCTAGGTCTATGTGGAGAAGCGCCCTTCACCAATTTGATAATATATCAAAAGAACAACAGAAGTGGTTAAATTTGTCAAAAGAAGAACTCAAACAAAAAGGTGCCATGTCTGCGAGGGCTATCGCTAGTAACTTGATTGAAAAAGGAGTTAAAAGACTGAACTCTAATAGGTTGTCAGGCTTGTTGAATATGTATGGTGAAGAAATCAATATCATAAAAGGGCACAGAAAAGGCGAGTATGTGTATATGGGCCGTGATGGTCTTATAATCAAAGACAATTGGGCTTATGCGGCAGGGTTTCTTGATGCCGATGGTTACATTACTATAACTGAAAGAGGTGAGCCAAGAGCGGGATTTTTAGCAACAGGTGACAGAGGTCGTATGCATTGCGAAGAATTGCATAAAAATATAGGTGCAGGGGTTTTGCAATTAGACCAAAAGATATTTTCAAATAGTCAGAAAAGCCAGCATAGGGTTACTTTTTATGCCAAAGATGATTTGAATAAACTATTGAATAACCTAACCCCTCATTTAAGGATGAAAAACATGCAAGCGAAGGCAGTTTTGGCATATATCGAAGAAAGCGACCCAGTAAGAAAAACTCAATTAAAGCGCTTTGTGCAATTTTCTAATAGAGACGGAACTACCAAAGGTGAGGACTCTTTGCGTCAGTGGGGAGTAGACAAAGATACTGTGATAAGTTGGGCGGAGGGATTGTGATGGCAGAGAAAAAAGGAAGGGTAGGTAGACTGTTAGAGACTATCGCTAGTCCATTCCGTAGACGAGCCACTCCTGAACCTCAAATGCCACTTTGGACTACTGGTATACAAGAGCCAGTATTAGTTCAAGGAATTACCATACCAGCGCTATATGCAGTGGCTAATGAAAATTTAATTTTAAGAACAGTGCTCACTACTCTACAACAAGAAATATTCAGAAGGGGATATTATTGGGAAAAGAAGTTTCATAAGAAATGCACAGATTGTGATAAAGAATACCAACACGATGTTGAAACTTGCGTTGAGTGTAGTGGTGACGTTCGTGACCCTGACCCGGACCAACTTGTTTACGGCAGGTGGCTGTTGGAACAGCGCAACTCCATGGAGCAAACATTCATGGATGTCTTGCGTGAAATTGAGTATGACTTGAATATAACTGATGATGCTTTCTTAATTCTTATTAAAGAATATTACATAGACCCTGAGACAAACGAAGTATCATTTTATCGTGTAAAAGAGATAGTGAGAGGCGACCCCATTTTTATGAGGATAATAGCAGACAAGCGTGGGGTTAGAGGGGGCCGTTTCAGAGTTTGCCCTATCCATCGTAGTCAAGTAAAGTCTTACTCCGAGCAAGAAAAATATTGCGAAATATGCGGTGGTGAGATGGAAGATGTTCATCACGTAAACACAGCCGGTAGTGGAAAGACTCAATATTATTTGAAAGGAGAAGTAATACACGTCAGTAAATACCAACCATCTAAATTATATGGGCGCAGTCCCGTATCTACACTTTGGCGACAGGCTATGACGTTGACCGCTATGGACAACTACATGTATACTGCTTACTCAAAGCGTAGAATACCTAGAGGTATATTGAGTGTGAGCACTGACAATCTTGAGTCAATGAAATCTTTCTTCAAGGCTACTGATGAAAAATTAGAGCGTGACCCACACTACATTCCTAAGATTGGTGTTGAATCCAGCACTGGTCGTGGTGGCATTAACTGGGTCAAACTAATGGACAGCCTAGAGGAAATGCAGTATATACCTGCGAGAGATGAAATGAGGCAACGTATAGCAGCCTTCTATGGTGTATCTAATGTATTTATGATGGACACTGGTAAATCCGGTGGACTCAACAATGAAGGTATGCAGATACTCGTTACTAACAGAGCAGTTGAGTTCGGACATAAAGTATACAAAGACCACTTGTTCCCAAGATTATCAGAGCAAATGGATATTACAGATTGGCAAATCACTCTATATCCAAACGAAGAAGAAGACGAGGTTACTCGTTTACGCCGTGATGAAATGGAAGTAAATATAGCACAACGTATGATGATGATGGGCTACCAACCTAACTTAACAGAGGATGCGAATCGAGACATACGTTTCATTTACAAGCAACCTGAGCCGGGCCAACAACCTCCTGCTGGTCCACAGCAAGGTAGAATGCCTCCGGGCGGAATGCCTATGGGAGGTATGCAAATGGGAGGAGGCATGGGAACTCCCGGCGCTCTCCCTAGTCGAAATATTTCACCTCAAGGGGCCGCTCAGTTAGCAAGGCAATCGCAAATGGGTATGGGTCAACCCGGAGGAGAGGGGATGGGACTAAGGAATAGAGGCCCTGCTAGCCCTCAAAATAGAACCAGTATGGGGGCGGGTGCGCCTTTTTCTAGCGTCCAACAAAGAGGCCCTCAGCCTAGTGGTGTCCAGCAAGCAGCACAAAGTGTAGTTAATGCGAGAAATCCAAGGGGTGCTTGAGGAACATTAAAGTTATGAGGTGTGTTGGGATGACTATGGACCTGAAAAAATTAGACCCTATGGCTCGTAAATTGAGGACGCATGTAGACGGGTTTTACAAGGCACTAGAATCAAACGACGGTATGTCTGCTCGCAATCACATTGCTGAAGTAATGAAGTATGCTGATTACCTAAGTAACGACATAGAAAGCGCTGTCGTCAAAGAAGACCATGTTTTGGGAGTCAACGACCGATTCGCCGGTGGAGTTCCTGTTATGAAAATGACAGAAGTTCAAAGCGTTCACGAAACCACAACAAATGTTCTACCGGGAACCATTCGCACTTCTAGGTTTGGTAATATCAACAGGCGACTATCTAATAGAACATTGTGAGGTGATTACGTGAGCGATGAGGGGGAGAATGTCGCAGAGCGCCTTATGGGTGCTTTGATTACTAAAATGGAAGTTATGGATGCGGGTATCCAAACACTGAAGGCTGAGAATCAACAACTTAAAAAAATGATTCAGAATCCTGCGGCACTTTTGAAAAAAGCAGGTTTCGTATCTATAACCACTCAGATGCCATCGGACGTAACAGTAGATGGCTTTAGGGGAGATGTAGACGATTTTATACTAAAAGGTGAAGGTGGAGAGATAATAGACGTGCCTACTAGCAACGCAGATTTCCACAAAATGGAGTGGGCTGATATTCACGCTTTGGCCGAAGAAGCCAAGCAAAATGGTGCGATAGGGAATCAAATAGGAATGGAGTGATATTATGAGGCCAAGATTTGAATTAGCAAACGACCAAGCGTATGAATTGTTGAAAGCGGCTAAAGATTTAGAAGCAAGGATAGCAAAGAAAGAAGGTAGTATGCCTGACTATACTAGTCAAAAAGAAGGCTCTGACGTAGGTCACTATCGATTTGAAACAGCAGTTGGTCAAGTTCCTAACACATTTTACTATACAAACAATACAGTTCCAAATGTAGAGGACATTGCCAACAAAGGAGCAATATCTGAAAACAGCGACGTTTTGACTAGAGAATCTCCTTACTATCCTACTGCGTTTAGCACGACAGGTGCTCTTGAAAACTTCAAGGGTGGCGACGGTCCGACCATGACCGATGTAAAGAAGTCACTAGACCGATTGTCCAGCCGTCTGAATTAAACGGCTGGTGGTGTTAATGCGAGAAGGTCCACTTGATACCTTAGATAGGCATCGCTTAACCTTCGTAGATTCACTATTCGACGGTATAGGGAAAGCAGATGCCGGTGCTGATTTTTATTTGTCTGCAATAAGTGCAGAAAGAAAGGGGTATAAATTAAGCGTAGATGATGAAACTCTTATCAAAATGTTTGGCAGTATAATTGCTAAACAGGACGAGCAAGAAGTTACTGGTTCGCAAGTATACGACTTAGGTAACGAGGTAGAAGATTCAACTCTTAGAGAAACTGGAGTTTCACAGTTTGATGTGGCTACTGATTTAGGTAGTAGAGGAGATGCTTTGTCAGATAATCCTTCTTACAAAACAGACCGAGTTATGCATGCTGAGCCGGGAAGTGCTGGTAATTTAGCAGGTCATAAGTGGAATATGGAAGACGGAGATTTGGTTGAAGACCCGCATGCTACAAGTAATTACATTGGAGATGTGCAAGAAAGGTTTGTTGACCATTTAGGTGACTTTTTTCTTGCTGATAATCCGATAGATGAATCGCAGTCTCAAATAGACCATCACAAAGAATCCTCTTGGGAGGACTGGACTAACAGTAATGAGCATGACTTTTTACTAAATGAACATCATTTCGGTAGGTTAGGGACAGTGGGTAACGATTACCTTACCAATCACAGTCTTTATCAACATCATTACAATCAATGGGAAAGAGATAACGCAGACAGGATTGATGAGAGAAAACAAATACTATCTCAGCAAGGTATGGACGATAATGAAATCGAACACGAGATGCAAAAAATTCACATGGACCAAGTAAAAAGAGATTGGCAAGAAAATTTAGGATTCTTAGATTTCATGCTTGGATTAGAATGGCTTACTCCTGAAGAAAGAAAGTCCTTTTATGACCATGTTGAGGAATACGGTGCATCTGATATTACTCAACCTTTCAAATTAAACAGGCACAATATGGCGGGAAATCCTGATTTCATACCGAGAGCGAAAAGAAACTTTGCTCAAAGGTTTTCAGGACTCTACGACTCTTGGACTAGGGGCGCAGCCTACCCCGGACAGGGTTTGAGAAAAGAACCAATTGGATTGCCCGATGATGTTCGGGTAGTAGAAAGAGCGCACAATACTCTTGCGTTAGATGAACATAGAAGTCCCGGTAAGACTGGCTCTGCTATGGAAAGGGCCATTGCCTACATGAATGAAATGATGAGAGATTATTACTTTGACCAAATGCCTAACCAAACGCCTCCTCAATATAGTGCTAGCGATATACCTACATTTACAGAATTAGAAGATGGAAGTTTCGATGTCGATACAGTTCCTAGATTTAAAGCAGATAAAAAAAGCAAATTCGGTGGTAGATACAGTCATGTTTCTTATGATGCGTTAAAACTCATGCTTGGTATAGATGAAAATAATCAAATCTTTGAAGATAACTCTCATCCGGTATGGGGCTCATACTGGAAAAAGGATAACGCCCCTTTCTCTCAAGAAGAAGTGGACAAGATAATGGATAGTAGGGGCAAGGCTGCTAAGCAACTAGCGGCCTCCGGTAGAATGAGTAAAAACCATGGCTACATGCATTATGGTCATCACATAAATGGTGACAAATACGATTACTCAGATGATGATAATACGCTTGCTACTTATTGGCACAGTATGTATACTGGAGGAGGATTAGGTAAAATGCCTAATGATTTGTTTGATTTGATACATCATCATAGCGTATTGTTTGAGCCGGACTACGCTTCTGACGAAGGGGCACAGACTGAAGAAAAAACTGCTAGGCAACTGCAAGCAGAATTAGATGATGAGAAGGACTTTTTATCCGCTGCACAAATAGATGAGAGAGAGGAGCAGATACGAAGTAAAATTCGTGAAGAAATGTTGAGGGAGGAATACGGGGAAGAAGAAACTTCGACTGATGACATTCCTCTGAAAAGAAGAATGGATGGGGCACAAGAGCATAGTCTATTTTTCTCAAGAACTGGTAATAGCATAATGCCTAGGGTTAGATTAGATAGTCAGTTAGAAAGAGTGGACTCAGGGTTATCTTCTCTATTAGGTCCTTTTGGTCAACCTGAACTAGGTTTGTTCAATATGATTGCTGGGCAAGGTAAAATGGACCAAGTTAGTTTTAGAGGTGACATTCAAGATTCTTTGAAAAATATGGGACCTTCTAATGTTAATTTTAGCAGAAGTCAGAAGGGTTCATCAGGTGAAAATCTCGATATGGCTAGACACAGCGGAACGGTTGACAGCGCTCATAAAAACAAAGTATTTGGTGAATACAACAGTGCTACCCAGTCAGGTAATTACGATGAGGAGGCTAGACAAGCAGCCCATGCTGAGATGATTGGTCGAGATTCAATAGGGTTGAGTATCCATAATCCCTTCGTTAGCGGTGCGGGTAGATTCGATGAAATGGGTCAGCGGAACAGAAATGCTCACCATCACAAACTTACATCTTATCTTTTGGGATTTGCTAGACCGCCTATGTCTCCTTTGAAACAACCGCTAACTAGAGAAATGAGTAGGCGACCTGAGCACCTTGAACATCACCCCTTAGCGAACCCTGAAGATATGGAAAGTATCAAGAGAAGGCAACTAACTTCTTCTAAATTTGATATTGAGCAGGAATTATCTAATTTAAAAGAAGAATACGAAACTAATTTGAGTCGCACAGATGACGAAGATAAACGTCAAGAACTCAAAGAAGAATATGAGAGAAGAAAAAATAGACTAGAATCCGATGGTCAATTCGTATCAGAAGACGCTGTGAGAGAAGGAATTGTGCAACAACCACCCGGATTACTTTACAGTAGATTGAGTGCGAGTGAACCTATTACAGAAGAAGAAGAACGATTTATCACTTTGTCAGATTTATCTGCTACTTTACAAAGTAGGTTATTTGAATTACAAGACCCTGAAGGCTTTGCTAGAGACAGCCAAAGTAGGGGTATCAAGCAAGTCGCTGACGAGTTAGGTCAAACTAGTTCTTTGCAACGACAAACTAGTGAGGAACGTGAAAAAGACTTCACAGAATTAGGCAGCATGCTCGGCTTAGATATGAGTGACCCTGACGCAGTTCAAAATAAATTGAAAGAACTAACTGGACAACTAAGTGAATTGGAGCCAGCGCTGAATAGACTTGGTGGAGGTTTAGGTATGGTGGGTATGAGAAGACTACCAAAACACCAAGATGCCTATGTGAGTCGCTTTAGAGACAAATTACATGCTGACACTTTAGCGATAAGAGATGCAGCGATTCATTTGGTTGAAAATGAAATAGACCCCAATATATTATCTGAGATTCTTAACCCTAACTTACCAATTGAAACAGTAGCAGCCAACGTCAGAATGTTGGCTAGAATGGCTAACGAATATTTACACAAAGCACCTCATCAAGACCATGGTATACACACTTTAGGGCACGGTGAGCACAATGAAGAAGGAGATTCTGCACAACAAGCACTGGGTCAAATCAGAACAGATTTGAATAACCACGATAACAGTTTGACTCCCAGTGATAATTTAAGTTTAATACAGGCTAGTCAAAGTGACTCTCCACAAGAAAAACAAGCCTTGCTAAGTCAACTTGCTGATAAATTAGGTATAGACAAAGATGACCCAAGGCAAATTGATACTTTGGCTAGGTTAGCAGATGAACACATGCTCGATGCCATAAAGCAAAATGGCACTGGTTATTCTCCACCTATAATGACCATAAGGCAATACTATCAACAACAGTATCCTGATTTCAATATAGAAGAAGCCCTGACTTCTCTTGGTAGATTTCGCAGTCGTGAAAAGGGGTTAGAATTGTTTAACAATTTGAAAAGACTAGAATCGAGTCTTAGCCAATCTCCTGAAAAATACGGAGTTAAATTGCACACTGCAAACAACTCGGACGATAGAGAAATTGGACCTGAAAAGACTTTGAGGAGGAAGGGTAAGATTGGAGACAACGAATACACTGTAAAACCAACCAAAGCAGGCGGAAAGTCATCTGTAAAAAATGAAAGTCAGGTATTCAGAGCCAAACAGATGTTAGATTCTATTTTGGTAGGTATGCCTGAAGTAGAAGAAATCGATACTAGTGTAACTAGAAGGGGTATGGGCAGAGTCCCTGTTGATAGATTCGGGCCTAATTCTCATTCCGTCCATAGTCTATATGATTCGGCAGGGTTTAGGCACGAGCAAGGTGATTTATTCCGTCCTAATTTCAATTTCAAAATAAACCCTAGGGGTAAAGTCAAGTTAGAATTAGTTGACCCTATGAACAATCCTCAAAAACTGTTGCAACCCTTAGAGTCTTTTTGGGAGGCAGCATTATCAGATAAATCAAAACTCTTTCCTCCCGAATGGTTAGAAATGTTAAGAAACCCTGAACACGCTATCGCAAGGGAAAGCCTCAACAATCCTTTCAGATTTGCTGCTCAAAGAAAACCAAATAGTATAGATGCTACTAGGAACCAAGATGCTCACTCCACTACTAAGTCTGAAATAGGGTTAGCAGACTTAACTAATCCTGACATAATCCGTAAAGAACTTGGTAGTAAGGTTCCCTTGTTACAACCAATGCATCGCATTTTTAACATAAGTGATTTAGAGCATCTTCGTGGATTTACAGGCGACTGGATAGTTTCTCACATGCCTGAAGGCGAAAGAGGATTTGTAGAAAAGAAAGACGACGAAGTTTCATCCAAGAGTTTTGATTTATCTGATGATGATAAAGATAATTTCAAAGAGGTAACCGACGAAGATTTCAACGCTGATGTAATTAAATTAGAAGACGGATACTACATATTTGATGTCATTGAGTTTGCTGGTAAAGAAGTGCACGATGTTCCATTAGATGACCGTATCAAAATACTTAGAGGTGGTATGGAAGGAGTAGAGAACGTCCATCTCCCAAGCGCTAGTGACACGAGATTGTCAGACGATATAGGTTTGAAATCTGTGGTTAAAGATTTGCAAAAAGAGCATGAGAATATATTGCTTAGAGATGCAAAGTCAGTTTATATGGCTGGCGAAATGCGTCACCCAAAGTGGGTCATGTTGAAGCCGGGTAGAGATGTGGTTCTCAGGGTATTGGAAAAAAGGGGAAGCGGACCCTACACTTACAGATTAGGAACAGGACCTATTACACAAGATGACAAGATAGGGGATAGAGCAGTTCAATCCGATGGTGAAACTTACATGGACTTAGGCGCAGCCTTCAATAGTCCTGACAAGTATAACGTCGGTGACCACGTTAGAGTGAACGTCGCTAATGTGAGTAAAGTAGAATCTGCTGAAGATGATACGATATATACATTGACAGGTTCAGAAATAGAAGGAGAAGCAGAAGGCGAGGGCTTAGTTAGTCAAGAGACACTTGGTATGCTAGCCAAGTCAGATAACATTCAATGGTTGTGCGAAGTTCATAGAGCCAAAAGTGGAATCAGAGTGGTAATGCCACAAGGCGATGTAGTTTACAAAGCCACTGAATCTTTGGGAGCATGGACTGTCCATAGTCCATTAGCATCGAATAACTATCTCATTCGACTGTCTGAAAGTCAGAGAGTATACTGGAGTCCTATTGCTGGTGCTTTACTGAAAGCAGATTTAGAAGTAAAAGAAGAAGTTCATGAAAGCAAAGGAGATGGCAAGCCCCTCATACCTCCTAAGAAAATACAAGATGCACAGTGGTGGAGAAAGAAAAAAAAGCAAAAGATTCTAGTCAAAGGATTAACCTTGATTGATAAATTTATGAAAAGTGGAGTAGGTGCAGTTGGTCAATCGAGCACTGGCGCTATGGGGTTAGGTATAGGATACGCTACTCCGATAGAATCTCCTATGGGTCCAACTAATTTGCATGATGAAAAAACTATGCCTGATTATGATAATCGCAAACGACCGGGTGAGGATTCTCCCATAGAGCCTGATACAGAGGAAAAAGACGAAGATAAACGCATGACTGTGCCCACAGAGGGTGGAGAGTTAGAAATAACAGAAGACAAGGCTATACTCCATACTTGATTAAATAGTATGAATAGCCTGTATTGAAACAATGGCGACAGTCGCAGCACTGAGAACTTCCCCCGTCAACCACGGTGGGACCATCAGTATTGTTAAGGCTGATAATGACTTAGTAATCGCTGGTTACGCATCTGTTGAGATGGTGGACAAGCAAGGTGACTTGATTACCCGTGGAGCACTCAAGAATGCTTTTGGTGACTTTATGAAAGCAGAGGGTTACCGGAATGTCCAACTTGCTCATTCTAACATACAAGTCGGTAGCGTAATACCACATTACACTGACTCTGATGGTCGTGTATGGAAATCAGGTGTAGATGACGCAGGGATGTTTGTAGTAATCAAACTACGAGACGACATCGAAAAAGCGAGAGAAGTCGCTAATCAAATTCGCAAAGGAGCCTTGAGAGGTTTCAGTATTGGAGGACAAGCATTCAAGCGAATGCGTAAAAGTGACCAAGAGCATGGTGACTATACAGAAATCTCCAAACTGGAATTGCACGAGGTTACTATTTGTGAAAAAGGTATTAACCCGGAGGCGACATTCCGTATATTGAAGGAGGACACATCTATGAACGACGATAATGTATTAGGCGAATTGTCTAGTGTATTGGACAGATTGAACGGTAGACTTGACGCTATGGAAAAAGAGGATAAGGATATGCCTGAAGGTCTTAAAGAGCACTTTAAGGACAAGAAAAACGACAAAAAAGACGAAGGTGAAAAAATGGCTGACCAAGATGAAAAAGAAGCAATGTATGGTGGCGAACACAAAGGTATGCATGAGCAAAAGGGTATGCACGGCGATATGGCAAAAGGAGAATATTCCGATGTTATCACTAGCGAATACCTTAACTGGATGGAAAACACTCTGAAATCTCAGGGCGTAGACATCGGTGGCGCTCGTGCTCACTTTGACGACATTAGTAAGGCTAACCTTGGTAGCACACCTGAACAGATTGGAGATGGAGCAGATTACTTCAGCGGCCAAGTAAAGGGTCGTGCACAAGAAGGTGGCTCACCATCTACTAACGCTATTGGTAAACTCAACAGCGGTGGAAGCGGCGAAGTTGCAAAAGGATACTTACATCCTAACTCAGTTAGCGCTTCTGACCTAGAGGCTGCTTACGAAGTTTACAAGGCTGCTGCACTAGAAGAACAATTCAAAGGTAACCTTGGAAGTGTATTCGCAGACAGACTATCAAAGGAATTGAGCGCAGAAGCAAATGCACGAGAGGCTGCTTCATTTGACGCACGCACACCACTTGCTAACATTGAGAAAGCACTTGGCGACCTAAGTAGTCGAATTGACAATATCAGCGCTTCTGCACCAGCAGAAGGAACTGACCTTAGAAAATCCGTTTCCACAGTAGAAATACCATCTACACAAGAACTAGGTAACATGTCTTGGGACGATGTTCACAGCCTAGCAGGGAGTGTTTGGAACAACTGAATGGAGGAATTATTATGGCAAGAAATTATATGAGAACAGTTAACGACATGGAGCGCTACTACTACGGTGCAGGTAACTCAATGGGTTACTCTTACACTGGTAGTGAACTATTGAAAGCAGACGCTCCATTGTTGAGCACAACCGCTGGAACATACCAAGCAATCTACGGACGCAAAGTATGGTCACAGTTGAACCAAGAATTTAACGCATTTTCTATCCTTCCTAAGAAGCCTTGGGACCGAAGTGGATGGAGAGTTGTAACTGCAAAGCCTACGACAGCAGTCGGTGGCGGTATTGCAGAGAACGGCACACTGCCTGATACTACCAAGCCTACATTCCAAAATGTTGCTGCAAAGCCTAAGACAATCGCACACACATTCGATATGTCTGAGGTTGCAATCTTTTTGAATGACAAGGACGACGGACTTGGCGACATTCGCTCTGTCTTGAAAGAAGAAATGGGTAAGCACCACGCTGAGCACATTAACCAAATGTTAACTGAGGATGTAACCACAGTTGCAGGTAACGACTTTGAGTCATTAGACCGTGTAACTACTGGTAACAACAGCATGACATCCGGCACTCACTACGATGCTGGTGATGAGGACATTTACAGTATTGACCGAAGTGCTAACACTTGGTCATTTGCTGAAGATGATGCTAACTCTAGTTCTACTAACAGAACATTATCACTAGACCAACTGGATAACATATTCAGACTTGTTTGGGAACGTGGTGGCAATCCAAAGGTTATGCTAACAGGATATGACACTCTAATGAGAATCCAGCAACTATTGCAGGCTCAACAGAGATTCATGGAAGAAAAGAGAGTAGTTCCTTCTTACAATGGAGTTAAGGGAGTGCCCGGAGTTGAAGCAGGTTTCATTGTTGCAACTTACAACGGTGTTCCAATCATTCCATCTAAAGATATAGCAAAGGACGGCATCAGCAGAATTTACATGCTAGATACTGACTACCTATACTTTAGCACTGCAAAACCAACTCAATACTTTGAGTCGGGAATCGAAACAGGCGACCCATTCGCAATTAACAGGTTAGGACAAGAAGGTCTATACCGCACAATGGGAGAAATTTGGACAACATTCTTTGGAGGTCAAGGTTCTATCCGTGACTTACAGTGAGGTTCTATTGGAGAAAATTATAGGAGATGAAAAAATATGGCAACTAAGACACACAGAGGAATTACATACACTACCAGTAGTAGTGCAGCAATCGACGTATTACTCGATATGCCACTACAAGGTGGAGTAGACCAAGACAAGACAGAGTGGTTGAACGGAAACACTGGTGGCTCTTATCCGGGCTCTTTGACTGGGTTCACAGCAAGTAACACTGATGGCTCTAAAATACACAACCCTAGACTATTGATTGTTCACGTTAGCACAATGGCTAATGACGAAACACTGACTCTTTCAGGAGAGTGCACAGAAGTTATGCACACCTCTTGTCAGTGGGCTGAAACTACTGCTGCACCGGGTCTATCCCAACACGCAGCAAGTGGAGTTCTAATCAATGACGGTTCAAACTTTTTGACAAGTGAATCAACAGTCGCCGTTGACACAGTTGATGCAACAACACAATTTAGTGTTGGTGACTTCATTCTTGATGCAAACGGTGCAATTGTTGGAACACTAACCGCTGTTGGTGCAACAAGTCTAACTATTGCGGCTAATGCAACTGTTCAAATGAATGACGACGCACCAGTTCACAAGAGAACACCACTTGTTTTAAAGAACACATCAGGAAGCACTGAGTCAGTTACTCTAATGATGCTAGTCCGTTGAGGTGATTCAACTTGCCTACTGTAACTTATATCGGTAAAGCGGTTTGGCGACGGCGACCTGATATTAAGGATTATTGGGAGCGCAGGAAACCTGTGGAAGTCAGCCAATCTTGGCTAGATGCACACAGGGTTGCAATCTGCTCTAACCCTACGGCCTTCATAGTAGAAGGTGACGCAGCGGTTACAACAGATGAAGGCAACGACGGCATTCCCGATGCAGGCTGGACAAAGAAAGACATAAGCGCATGGCTCAAGGCCAAAGGTGCAAAGTTCGGTGGCTACGCTACAAAAGCCAAACTACTCGGACTTGTAGAGGAAACACTAAATCCTCCAGCACCTAAGCCTGAGCCAGCAGCAGTCGAAGAACCAGCAGTAGAAAAGGCAGTTGAAGAATCAATTATAGGAGATGAAGAATAATGGCAGTAACAATAGACCCAAGACCGAGTTATTTCGGTGACAGAATGATAGTAACAGGTAGTTATGAAGCAACTGATGTTTTTATAGACTTAACTAGTTTACTTGTAAGCATAGACATGGCTGTAGTCAATGCAGAGATAGGAGCGCAGCAAACAGTTAGAAACGCCGCAGATGACGGCATAACAAGGATTACTTTCTTCGATTATGCAATTGTTGACCCGACTCAACCACGAATAGTCGTTTCTAACGGTCAAGAGTCAGGTGAGACAACAGGTGGCACTTTCTTCGCAATTGGTCGCCGCTCTTGAGGTGACTAAGCATGGGAAGTGCAAGTCTAGGTGGCTTGAAATCCAAGGTGGTAGGTCCACTATCGCCTGCTGATTTTTCAGGTGCAACTGCAATACAAACTGCACTAGATGCAGGCTTTGATGCAGTGACTGACGCTAATACGGCAGATACTATTGTTGGTATTGAAATGCTTAATATCTTAGGAAACGCTTATTTGGTAATCATATACAAAGCGTAGACGGGATGAGTATGGATACCTTCGGCAGTCTCGGATTGGACGATATAGAACGGTTGCAGAAAAGAGGCATACGCTTACATGAGTCGTATAATGCACCTGTTGCAGAAGATGAAGAAAACCCTTTGAAAGGCGTTACGCTAAAGCAGCGTAATCGTAATAAGAATGCTGGTGATGTTCTCAACATAGGCTCAGGCACGAGGTGCAAGCATTGCGGAATGCTTTACTTTTGTTGGGTCGATAAATGTAGGACTTGTAACCAAAAGATGGATTTTAATCTAGGAAGCAAGGAATGAGGAGGATGAGTCATGCCAGCAGTATTTTCACCCGGCGAGGCTGAAACTAGACCTCTTGACCCGGAAGAAATAGTATACACGACAGGAGATAAAGTTGCAGAACTGTTGGGGATTGCTGCTGGTGAGCCTGTGTTGGCCGCTGCTAATTCTTCAACTAGTGGCTTTTTCATCACTGGAACAGATTTGAGAGAGCACGGTTTTGAAAGCGGGGATTCTATATTCGTATTCAGTGACCTATATCCTCTTGGTGAAACCTTTACGATAGGCACTCCGGTAGTAGAAGATGTAAGTGGAACTAAGTATGTCAAATTACCAGTTACTCTTGACTCAGGAGCAGCAGGCACTAATGATGCGTTCGCTAGTTACACTACTGCTGCTAACACCGAAATCCAAAACAAAACTATCTTCACTAATGGCAAAAAGCGAGGAGTAACCAAAGATATTGTCAACAAACATATTCGTAGAATACAAGACAGAATCGACAACTACACTCATAACGCTTGGCGACCTTATCTCGTTAGTGCGGAATACATCAACTTCGATACATACAAGCCATACAGGAGAAGATACTATACTGATTACGTGGGCACTACTCCTTTGTTATTTAGAAACATCCAGCAAATACTGAGGTTAGAGATATGGCAAGGAGACAGTTATCGTGAATTAGCCGGAGCGGAGGCTAGAGTAGAAATTTTAGATGCCAAAGGATTAGCAGGCGGTGCTCTTTTTCTTTCTCCGGGCGCTAAAGGATGGGCTAAAGCGGCAGAAGGAAGCGGCTCCCAACAATGGGAGTCAGACTTTAACGAAGTTGCTACTGCTCAAAACATTGCAGATTTGATTAACAAAGAAGATAGGGTAGGGAGAGGCACGATTACATTTACTCAGAATACAGATAGTCCTAGTGGGACTACTTACACTCAGCCCGGAGCATCAGGTGATGTCAGTGTATTTGTGCACAATGAGTTTTTAGCCACCGCTAATTCAGATTACGGTAATGGTAAAATCAAAATTACTAGCATGCAACAGACACAAGGTGGGCAGAGTGCTACTATTGCTAGTAACAACATTAAGATAATGCCCATAACTAATACAGAATCAGTGACCAAAAGTGGAACATTAGATTTGACTGGCGGAGATGGAAATTACTCTATCACGTTTGCAGATTCCTCTGATTTTGCAGACTATGGTATAGTTATGGTGCCTAATAATTCAGGAGACGAATTAGGGATTATAGGCTATACTGCTAATACCGGAACTGTTTTGCAAAATGGTCGCAGGCTGCATGGTAGTTTACCCGGTTCAGTTACTAAGGACATAACTCAGCACAAATTTAAATTAGATTTGAGAGGGACAGATACAACCACAGTAGTGGATGCAGTTAGTGGAGAAACCACAGAAGAAGGTGTATCCACTGGTGACCAAGCAAGGCTTAGAGACTGGTGGCTTGACCATGAAATGGGAATAATTTATTTCAATAACTCTTATCCTTTCTTTGAGTATAACGCTGTCAAGGTCTCTTATATCTATGGAGAGCGCTATCTTGAAAAGGCCATAGAGGAAGCAGCCACTAAACTAGTAGCAAGTGAATTGTTAATGTCGGATGACCGTAGTGTATTGATACCCGAAGGGACGCAGAACATTGACCTCGGCTCTAAGGCACAACTGTTCCGTAGAGAAGCCATGGACATCCTTGCTCGTTACAAAGAAGTGGTGGTGTTTTCTTAATGGTGGCAACCTACAAAGAACCGCTCAATACTGTCATCGATTTGCTTACTGCTAACTTTGACAACTCTACTAATACGGGTTGGAACAGAGCCAACACAGAGAACATTAAGCCAATAATCCTTGATATTGCCAGTGATGGGCCGGAAAGGGGTAAGCGTTTAGATTTACAACGTCACGATTACATACTGTGTTATGAGACAGCATTAAATGAAGAAGTGCCGGACTTACTATACAATTTTGTAACTACTAGAGTAAACATCACAGTGGACATGAGGACTATGAGAGGGCGCACTCGTTTGCGTAAAATGGAAGATGAGATGCGTCGTATAATCCATGTGTCGAGAAAGGGAGATGGTGTGAACTTTGACCGTATGATTGTGAAGACTAGAACTGACTTGAGTGATAGGACAAAGAAACTTTTCCGTCATACTTTCCAAGTTGAAGTGGTAATACTAGCGGAGGCGATACCATGAGTTTTGGCGCTCATTACAAGGGTGACGTATCCGAAGTCACCATGGGTCATGAGACTGGCTTGTTAATTGAGCATGACCAACCAAGGACTTTTACTGCGGTATCTGCTACTGACCACACTAAAATAGAGTTCAGAGGCGTTACCAACGTAGGCAATACGAGTATATTTGAAGCCGCTAAGCCGATACTAAAAGTTCCACTAGGTATGCTGATAGGTCAAAAGATGACCTTTCATTCTACTGCGACAGGAACTAATGCATTTTCTAGTTATTATAACGACTCATTCAAAAGTAGAGTCTACACCATTGTAGACCACACATTAGAAAACAACACAGATGGCTCACCTACGGCTGCTACAATAATAAAGATAGTTCCTGCGTTGAGGTTTCCAGCAGGCACTACTTCGATAAGTAGTGGCACAGGTGATGCTATATTCTTACATTCGCTAGGTCTACCCACTGTTCAAGGAGATAATAATTTTGCAATGAATACTGCGGCATCTTCATCCAAAGAAACTAGCATGATTGACCAATTCATAGGACTTGCCAGTTTCATGACATTACCTGACACTACCGTAGATTTGCACAGTTATCATGTTGTAGGATTAGGTAGGCAAGTGGCTGTTCAGCAAACTGGTAAAGTCCATCACATGGGAGGCTCTTTGGAATTACCATTACACAGTCCTAAGTGGTTATTTTACAGTCTAGGCAGAGAGGTGGTAAGTAAAGATAAGTGTGGTGCGTTAGCGCATTCTTCTAGCCCAGTGCCTACTATATTCGCTAATGTTGCACCCGGCCAAGGGTTTATCGACGTAACTAGCAGTCAAAGCGCTAGCGTTAGATTTGGTTCAGGAACTGATGCGGCAGTAGGTGATTACTTACTTATCAAAGATACTACACTTGTTCCTACAACTACATACAAAACTCCACAAAAAAGCACCGATAAATATTGGCCTCCTGAATCTTCAGGTTCTAATTTAGGCAGTGACAGCCATCACTTTGAGTGGTCAGAAAGCAGTGAGTGCAGGCGAATAAGTGCAATCGAAGGATTAGGAAGTAGTCGATTTCGATTGTATGTAGATGGCCCTTGGCAGTTCCAACATACAACCGGTGACACTCTTGAATTGAGACAATACCACGACTCTAATACCAACGGTAGCCCTAACGTCAATACTACACGCACAATCACTAACCCGATACATAGGTTGCTTTTCTCTGCTGAAACTATACCTAGTTTCTCCATAGAGCACAGTATAAGAAATCGAGACTTGGGCTCATTCAATGCAACTAGTGAATCTACGGTAGCACCCGGCAATTCAGGCGACAGTAAACAACTTACTCGTATCTTCAAAGGTTGTAAAGTAGTTGAGTGGGAATTGTCATCGACAGTAGATGCTGAATTGAAATACAGATGTGTGTTTGATGCACTTGCTTGTTATACAGACACTGGCAGATTGGAGTCTAGTAGCAAAGGAGACAGATACACTGCACATCGTATGTTCCAAAACACTGCTGATACTTTGAAGGGTAGAAAGGCTAGTGGGATAGCGGATAAATCAGAAAAGCCTTTTATGTTTTACAACGGAACTATACAGGCGTTTGACCAAAATCTAGCATTCGTCACGGCGTTTGAATTAAGAGGTAAGACTGGTGTAGAGTTATTCCATACCATACAAAGCAATCCTGTCGCAGAGTCAGTTGATTCATCGACTAATCTCAGCCTAAAACAAATACCTTACGGGGGAACTCGCAATGCTAGTATAGTCAGAGAAGGTAGGGAAGATTTTGAAATGGAAATAACATTGGCCTTAGAGGACCAAACTCTATTCCACGAATTAAGAACTCACATACAAAGAAGCGGCACTGTCAATGCACAAGGTGGTGTCATCATGTTACACTTTACCAAGCCAGTAACTACTGGAGATTCCGGCACCACTCCTAGTCTGAGGGTAATGGTTGATGATTATTTCATAACCGAGTTACCCATACCTATGCCTGATGACAAAGGTCTGCTGTTTACTACCATGAAGATAAAGCCTCAAAACATTAAAGTGATAAGTGAGGATACGGAGTATCATTGTTAGGGGGAGTTTTATGCCAATGAGAACATGGATTTCTTTAACCCCTGATTGCTATTATGCTATTCCTATCAATGACGAAGAAGAAGAAGGAGGAGAATACCTCTTTGACCCGGAAGCAGGGAGAGCCAGCGATGACCCGTTCGCTCACCTGAAAGCGGAGGAGTCCCCCGATAATTCGGCGGATTCCGGTAAGGAAGTGAGTAAGTATGTCGGAGGAACAGAAGAAGAATAAAATAGAAATAAATGGCCTACCTTTTGAAATTACAGCGAAACGCTTGACATTCTTTGATATTCAAGCAGTAGCGCCGTTACTTATGGATGGGACTATGGACTTTTCTCGATACTGGCGACATGCTTTCAATAACTGGCTAATCTATGACGATTACTTCGACATGGAAAGTTTGACTCCCGAAGAAGGTAACGCATTGGCTGCTTTACTCCCTGACCCTAGCACAGTGATGGAGTGGTTGGTTTTTCGGGAAGCGAAGTCGGTAACATCAAACAGTTCATTCACGGACGATTCGTCAATGACAGGCTTCGCTACCAAAGGGAAGGAACAGAATATCTCTTGATGACACACTATAATATGGGGCTGAAAGAAGTGAGGGGACTAAGTGTGGACGATGCTAAGCAATTGATGCACTGGGCACAGGCGATGCATGGTGAAGAAAAATTACCTGATAACGCAGTTTATTTGGGCTATGACGTAGTGCCACCAGTGGAGGAAATAGCATGACTGTCGTAAGGTGTCTACTTTGTAATAGTGAAGAATTAGAAAACGATACTGTAATTATGCAAGGTAAATGGAGCAGGTTGGTTAATTATGCAAACAAAAGATATAGTGCTATCAGTTGTAAAAATTGCGGATACACTATGTTATTCAAAGAAGGTGCTAAATTTAGTATACTTGAGGCTATGGTAGGGTGAACATATGGTAGAAGGAGATATTGACCCACGTTCCGTCGAGGCTATGGATAAGTTCAAAGATTACAGTAAGGCTGCTAAAGAGAATATGGAAGCACTACAACAGCAAATGGACAAATTCACCAACTCAATGGCAATGACTAAAACTCACACTAAAGACTTGACTGCTTCTTTGAGAGACTTGAGTAATTCGGAGCCCTTTCATCATATAGAAGAATCCATCAAAGAAGTGCAGAGTGGTTTAGAGCAGACTATGAATCGCACTCAGTCACCAGCCGGTGGCCCTGCTCGTGAAACTATGACGGCTGGCGCACAAGCGCCTAGTGTTCCTGATGTTACAGTCAATTTGCGTATAGATGTTAGTGGAGTAACTGACAAGACAGATAAAAGAAATCTAGCAAAAGAGATAGGAAATATGGTCACTAAAGAATTGAGGACTAAGATGGGCGGCTCGCTTACTCAGAGTGGGTTCAATAGGAGTGGTTAGATGGCAGACGAAGGAGAAAGAATGCCGGTTAGACTTGTTCAAGAGAACGGTGATACCATCTCACTTGATGCAACTAGTATCGATATAGTTGTAGAAAGACAACAGTCCAACTTCGGCATACCTTTCTTTGATGCTAGAAAAATGGCAATAGACCTTAATCAAACCCAAGTGGCAGTAGAGATAAATGGTATACTAGCAGACGAGGTAGGTCAAGAAGTAACCGCTCAAGCGACCGCTACGGTAGACCTCTATCAACCTCAACAACTTGTGAATTGGGGGCAACCAATTAACAGCGGTGGCGGAGTCAATACCGTTGCTGTATCTTCGTCTTTCAACAGCGGGTCTACTTCTACTGGTATAGGTAACACTGGCTCTTTTGGTTCTTCTTCTTCAGGATTTGGCGGCTCATTGGGCACGCCTCCGACTGATTTCAAAGATTTAGGAAATAACATTTTACAATATTGGAATAAGCGCTACATAGATTTCCCTGTTGCTTTTTGGGTAGAAGAATCGGGCGCTTTAGGTGTCCCCGTTACAAATGGTTTACAATTGAACTTGAAGTCGGATTCGCTTGCTAGCACTTTATCTCATAATGATTTAATAAACAACTGGACAGACAGTAGTGGAAACGGTAGAAACGCTACTCAATCTAGCACAATTGCACAGCCTAGATACAAAAAGGCCTCAGAGTTTGATTCTTATATCCAGTTCGATGGAGTCAATGACTTCTTGACTATATCTAATGAGCCTTTTCTTAACTCAGAAGAATTTACTTTGATAGTCGCTTGTAAAAATAGTCATTTCAATGGAGTTCGACCAATAATAACATCTAGTGATGCTTCTAACAGCGGCTATGCTTTGGTGATAGATAGAGGTAATACTAAGGGTCAGTTCAAGTGGGAAGGGACTTCTTCAAATACATTAGACACCAGCGGAATATCTGTTAGACACGAGCCGCACATATTTTCTGTTGTTATGAAAGACAGTGATTCTGATGCACAGTCTGATACAGTTACTTTGTTTATAGATGGAATTTCTACTCAAACTACTTCTACTGATTTTACACCTGAAGATAGTTCTGCATTTAACATAGGCAAAGACGCTAGTAACTTTTTCCGAGGTGCTTTGTATGAAATATTATTTTACAATAGGGCTTTGACGGACAATGAACTTCAAAGTGTAGAGGGCTATCTTTCTCGTAAACATGACATCAAAATTAGAGAAGAAGGGCATGATTATTATGAAAATAGTTCTTACAACTTTGATACCAAGCACATCAGAGTGGCTTTTGATAGTAAAATGGTGAGCAGTCAGCAAGAGCCTTACGGGTTCTTGAATCAAAAAAGAGTCATTAATGGTATGACTATTTCTTCACTGAGCACTGATAAAAAGACTATAACTGTAACAGGTGGCAATCCTCAACAGTTTTTTGAGGTTGATGAAACCGAAAGACCTTACTTAATATCATTTCAAAGCAGCACAGGTGTTTGGCGCAAGAGCGGCGGTAGAATATACAAAGGGCAGGTTACAGCGGTAACCTCAAATACAATTTCTGTGGAATTTGTTGACCTTTATGGTAATTCTGCTGTCCATAGCGCTGGTGATAAGATATACATAATGCCCATAGATTATGGTATAAGTCGCTTACATAGCACAGAACTGACACCCGTTATAATTCTACCAATAAAAAACGCTGATACTTTTGATGAGCAAGCCCTTCCTGAGAAAGCGGTGGGTCCTGAATTTCCCAATCACCAAGATACCAGCGGTAGAGATAGTGGTAATAATCTAACTAGAACTGATGAATATATTACCTATTTATTATCAAAGGCGTTGACTGCCAGTTACATAGATTTGAATCGCCCGGTTGATTCAAGTGGTAACACGACGCTAAACAAAGTATTCTCGACTTCTATATCCAATTCTTTTAGTGAGCACGCTAGTAGACTAACTATAACTCAGTTACATGCTACTTCTCTTGGTAGTTTATCTGATACTATAAACAGTGATTTAGGGTCAGGTCAATTACCTGTCATACAAGGTTTCTCAGGCGGAAGAAGCGGAAAGCGAGTCAAGAGTGGAGGAGATAAAGCACAAGACCTCATAGGTATACTTTCTAACAGTAACAACTATGCTACCAATCCTGATATGAATTTCGTAACAGACGCTTTACAAATAGGGCTCGATTTCTTATCTAATCAAATAGGTGCCGCTGACATGGGTGGTGATTTCATAAGAGGTATACAGATACCTTACAATTCATTCAATACTAAAGGTAAAAATGTATTAGACGCTGAAGTAGCCCAGCGCAATTTTTTCTTAACAACAGAAGGTAGCACTTCAGACAAACTATCTAGTGCTAATACAGTTCATGCTTCAAGGTCTTTTGTGCATTCAGCCGAAGGTCATTTTAAAAATGGAATAAGCGGACTGGTCACTGATTTGAGTTTGCAGCGAGACGCTGAAATGAAAGCCTACGATTTCAGTTTGAAATTCATAGCAGCGGATATAATTTTGTAAGGTGATGAAATGGCTATTCCAATAAAAATCTTGGCAGGGCACGATGGTGAAATAGCAGTAGATTTAGAGGCACAAAGTATTGATATGGTGATAGACAGAAACGTATCTGCTTTCCCAACCCCTAATAATTTATTAAAACGCATAGCGATAGATACTAACATACCTAGAGTTACAATGGAAATCAATGGTATACTAACAGATGACGAAGGTATAGATGTGACACGGGCTTCGGGCGTGGAAGATTTGGTTTCTGTAACTCCTATGAGAACTTTGATTAATTTCGGGAGCCTCATGCCCACTGAACCTAATTCAAACTTTACACCTGTTAAAAGAGCGCTTGGGATGAAACGACCAGTTTCCGATACGCTTGAGTTGTCTGTCCGCAATTCTCTTAGTAGAAACTCTACTAACACCGTTGAAGATTTACATATTGACCCAACTCTCGTAACGGCAGCCGGTGTTTTACAACTAGTTACTAAAATACAGACTAACTTAAAATTTACTGGGGCTCATAGCGTAGGTGCAACCGGCGCTCTTGCAGTTAGTGCTAAAATCGTAGGAGTGTCTACTCCTGCAAATATTCTCATTAGCAAGGACGATAGGATAGTGAAAAGTTCAGGAGAATTGATTGGCATAGTGCAATCGGTAACTAATACAACTGTTACGTTTACTGCGGGCATCGCTCACTCCATAAGTGCGAATGACAAACTTTTCGCTAGCGCTAAGTGTTTTAATCACAGAAATGAATTTTTAGGTTATACTACTAATTTGACATTTAACACTACGGGTGCTAAGAATATAACGTCAGTTGATTTAACACTGGATAGAAAAATAGAAAGTGACATATTGGCGGGAACTAAGTTAACTTTTAACAAAAGCAATGACTCCTTAGAAAATTTACTGCATTATAATTGTATAAAGATAATTCCTTCTTATTGGTTGGAGGACCCAAGTCGTGGCCCAACTGGTAGTGACCCACGAAGCGATGTAGCGTTTAGTAACAATGTGTATCCTAAATACGGTATCAAGTTCATATTTGACGCTACTAAGACACCTACCATTGCCGGAGGTAGTGATACGCCCGCACTAAATACTGGCAACCAAATATTTGAAAGAACTTCTTATCATCAAGGTTATTGCACTCCACCGACTCTTGATGCTGCGTTTAGAGATTTAGAGATATTGATACCAATCAAAGGTATAACTTCTTTGCCCGACAATCAAAGTCCGGCTGAAGGGTTGGCCTTACTATTATCACAAGCGCTCGCTCTAACGACTACTTTTACAAAAACCGCAACGAATGATTCGTTTACACTAAATCCAACTGACACATCTACTTTGGCGGCTACATTCAACGTGACCCGCAATAATTCTATTGTATTGATTGAGCAAACATACAAACCCCAAACACCAGTAGAGCATCCTGAAGTCTTCAATGATAGGCTAAAAGAAACTGTAAACATCCAAGCATTCAATTCTATAAGTGCATTTTCTTCTCTTGGAACTAAGTCTGCTGGAGATAAAGCGCAGGATTTGATTGGTTTGATTTCCAACTCTAGCACTAACACAGGTGATTTATTCAAAGGTATTCAAATACCATACGATAGTCTAATCACAAGTTCGGGAGTTACAGGGGTTGCTCGCAATTTCTTTTTGACCTTTGGAGAAATACCCGCATCAGAAAAAACTTCTTTGAGCAATACTCGTGCAGCATCGGACACTATGTTAGGGCTGCAATTGACTGGAGATGCTGGCGGAAATAAAACTGACAGAAGCAATAATGAAAAGTCACTTTTAGAAGAATGGTTTGGCAGTGCAGGTGAGGCAATTGAATCGTTAGTAGGCTTTGTAACAACGGCTATATCTGATATTTTTATAACACTAAAGAGTGACGCACATGGTAATGATGGCGGAATACGCATCATACCTGAAAAACTTCATGTGCGCTATGATGCTGGGAACAACTACTACGCATACAGTTTACTTCTAGTAGCGACAGACTTTGTGATAGGTGTATGATATGACGCTAACGATTGACCCCGGATTTGGAATAAGATTCAACGGTATAAGCGATAGCATATTAGTTCCTGTAAACACTAAACTTATTCACGGAGTTCAAACCGAAGAACGTAGAGGATTACCTAAAGCAATAAATTCGTTTACGATAGAAAGTTGGTTTATACCGGATTGTGGAGGAGTAATATTTGAGCAAGAAAATGTCATGCGATTGACAGTAGGTAGCCCTAGCAGCCCTGCACCCGCCACGTTTGAAGTTCGGTTAAGAAATCCCGCAAGTGGTAGAGACGCAGTTTATACTTTATCAACTGCTAAACCAATTACCAAAGTAAATGGTAGGATTGCATATTATGAAGGTATACAGTTCCCGGTAACAGATTCTCTACATGGTTCTTATTTAGCAACTGATGTTGATAGAAACGATGTCACTGCCTTTAATGATGGGGCTAGAGAATTGTTAAATGTGACTGTGATGTTTGATAGAAGAACAATAAGTATGTTCGTGAATGGTGATTTAGCCGTATCTCAGGAACTAGAGGAAGAACATGAGTTAGTGACTCAACAGAATAGCATTTATCTTGGAGGTAGAGGCGGTGATTTCAGAGGAACATTAGAAGCCATACATTGGTCAAAAGGTGCGTTAACTTCAGGCTATCAACAGTATGCTCCTATGAAAAGTGACAACACTATTGGGCTTTGGAGGTTTGAAGAACCAGTGAATCCTATAACTCTGATTACTACAACTCCTTCTATCTCTGCATCTACTTCGGCTACTTCTTCGATTAATATAGGGTCATCTGCGGCACAGTCTCTGATAGACGAACTCAGTGGTCAAAGTGGACTTACGTCAATTAATTTTACAGCCAGTCCTTATAGTGGAGGCAGTTACAGCGTCAAGGTTCAATCCGCTTCTTCATCTGCTACTGTAAGTATACCAAAGGTGCCCTACAATATTTTAGTCAACCCGTTAGGGTATAGTCAAACCACTGGTAAGCCTACTAATAAATCTCCTGAAAGACTAAGGTTGATGTCGGCAGATTCCAGTGCTGGAACTATAACGGTTGAGTCTATACACCTTGATTTTGCATCTAACGCTAGCAACGGCAGGAGAGGTGTTTTGTCTAACCACGATGCTGGTAGATTTGTAATTATCACAGGCGATTGTATAATTGATACTGGTAACGGTAACGAATTTCAACCTTATGGCACAGGCACACAGTTTTCTCAAAGGCAAGGTCAAGTGATTATAGATGAAAGTGACTTTGCTAATAATGGAATAATGTTTTCTCAAAGCATGGCAATAGACAGTCATGAATACAACAAATTCTCTGCAAGTTCTGCAAATATGGGCTCTCAGTTCTTAGCAGGTCATTCGGGTAGACACACTCTGAATCATGTAACTAGCCATCCGTTCATGGGCGTGTTACCGCCCACTGAGAGTCACGTAGTAGAGAAAAAGTTAGACATAGGCAGTGACGTAATATCGGCTTCATTTCCTTCACAATTTTCTGACATTAGGTCAACTGTCCCTATGAATAGTATAGTTTCCAGTTATGACACTAGCGGTAACATCAAAATCAAATCTGTAACGAACCGTGCTGAAATAACTTCGGTGGTAGAAAATGGAATGTCAGACATCGACGATACGCAAAGAGGCATTTTGGCAGTAGGTGGACTCAATTTTAATGTAGAACCTTTCCTAATAAGGTCTTTATCTTCTAATAATGAACTTGATTCTTCTAAACATGCTATTCCTTCTACTAGAAATAGAATAGCAATACTATCTGTTCCTGATTTAGCGACTTACAATTACGCTCCGTTCGTGCAATTGCATTACAATGCAGTTGATTTAGACGGAAGTCAGTTTGGGACAGGGGCTACCTCTCGTTTAACGGCTAACATAACTGGTGGTAATACTGTTTTAACTTTACAGAGCGTTAAATCGTTTGGATTCGACGGTGAACTTATACCAGCCTCGCTGATAGATATAAACGGCACACCTGCTTCTAGTTTAAGCGATAACACCGCAGAAATAAATTACTCTGCAAAGACACTGACATTTTCAGCAGCGGCTGACTCTGCTTTCAATACACTGGCTGTAAGTGGTAACATAGTCAAAAAGTCCGATACCGGGGCTAAGATTTTAGTAACTGATACGCTACCTAAAGTGAGCACGATAGTGACAGGTAGCACGTCCATACTGGACTTGATTAGAACAGCGCTAGACGCTAGCCCGTTAGAAATATTCTCTCCCGGTGCAGTTATAGAATTTGACAAACCTGAAATGTTCGGGCTTTCTGACGGTGATTTAGAAGGAGAAAGTAGCGAAGGGCAGGTAGCCGAAAGTGTCCTTAACAGAGATTTGTCACCTGAAAATTATTTACCGTTGACATCGGCTGATTCTCCACAAACTACTCCTCAAGCAATTTCGTTGGCTACTTCGGAATTAGTCGAAAGAGGCTCGGTCCTCAATAGAATTTTAATTAGGAGCCATAAGACTAGCATAGGTAACTTTGAAGAAAACGCAGGTATTACACTCCAAAAGTCTACTAATGGTATAAGACCTAGAAGTGGTGTAAAGTTGAATAATGGCTCAGGATATGCGGCTTCTACCACTGGCGCTATGACAGTCGACGGAATAGACGCTACTGCGGTAATCAATGTAGGAAGTTCTATCTTCAAAGCAAATGGTAAAAACTTAGGAACTGTAACTGCGGTTACAAGCACTTCTGTTACTGTGGGAGCAGGAACCTCTGACGCTTTAGTAGATGATGAAGAAATATTCACACAGCCTCAAATGGTAGGTAAAGGAACTATAAATCAAAGCAGTTGTGTCCATGAATATTTTGACATAATCGAACACAATAGCAATGAGAAAAAGGTCAAGTTAATTATACAACCTAGCGATAATAATCGCTTTAATTTAGGTAGAAGGTTATCAGCATCTGCTAGTTTTGCTAATCGTATAAGTATAGAGAACTTAGTCTCTCGTGGCAGAATTGTTTCTTTCGCTAATGGCGACGAGGGTAGCACCATTATGAGAGCACACGGAGTTATAGGCGACTTGGCATCATCCAGTGTTTATGTAAAGGGCTCTGCTTCGCCCGACTCCCATATCGTGAAAGAAATAATGCCGGGAGCGCCCGTAGTCACTATGACACTAGGTGGCCCCGGACAAGGTGCCGTCAATACCAAAGACACTTGGACTCCAAGTCCGTTATCTAGGATGGCTTGGAATACTCGTAGAGATTGTCAGACTCGTGTAGAATTTACAACCAGCACTACAATAACAGTTGCACCGCTGAACAATCAATCTACTGATTTGCAATCTTGGGGCACATATTGTTTTCCTAAAGAAGGTAGGGTGTATTTAGAAATAGAGGGCAATCAAGGTGAACAAAGGCGGTTTGCAAGTGCCGCTTATGCCAGTAAAACAGGTGATGTTTTTACTTTCACATCTAGCCCCCCGTTAGGAAGTGGCACTCTTATAGCGGCTGATGGTAGTGAAGTAGATACATTTGCCAACTGGATAACATCTACCGGTATAACCGCAGGTAGCGTATTGCACGTTGATGACAAATTCGGAGAAGAATCGATGTGCAATGACGGCACTACTATCAATGACAGGTTGTTTCAAACACTTGATACTGTTCAACACGACTACCAATTAGGAACGCAGTATGCAAGCACTCGTGCTTTAGTAGAGATACCACTGTTCAACGATTTCTTTTTCGATAACCCTGATAAAGGTATTTTCCCCGGCCCTAATAACAGTATGAAATTACACGTAGACGCTACGCAAACAGCACATTCTTGGAGCCCTAATCCTGTCGGGAGAAGGCCCGAATCTATATCACCACAGGACCCTGAAGTGTTTAGTGCGTTTTCATTCACTATACAAAACGAAACTCATCGCACAGGGACAAAAGTAACTCAACCTTACGATTCAAGTAACAACCGAATATATGTAGAAGATATAGGTATATTCCCGAAGGCTTCTGCTCCTCCCATAACAGTGGCTAGTTTAGGAGGCTCTGCTAGATACAGAAGGGCTTTCTTAGGTAACGGAGAGTGGGTAGTTTACGACGGTCTACACACCGACGGTTACTTAGATTTGGCAGGTTCTTCATCTAGTGGATATATAGCCAGTGCTAATTTCTTCCGTGATTTAAAAGTAGGCGCTCATCTATTCCCAGCACCGGGGTATCAAGACATGAGTTATTCAGGTATTGCTGATAACCCCTCTCTAATTAGCGCTGGTTATGAAAATAGACGTTCGTTTTACTTTGACCGTTCTAATGTAATGACCCAAGGTGGTAATACTGATTACGGGTTAAAGCAATATGTTAGTGCAATAGAACTGAGAGCCGGGCCAACAATAAACCCACATCTACCTAAGATTATCAGTAAGCGACCAAGAGCGAAGGTGATTTCTGTAACCGGAAGCCCTGCAACTTCTTTGACATTAGACGATGCTAGTTTGTTTCCAATAAGTTCACCTGACTCGGATTACAAATTCAGAGTAGCATTTAGGAATGCAAGTGGCATTGTCAATCGTGGATTTTACGATAACAGGGTAAATAGCGTGCTCACCATAGTTAGCCCTGATAGTGGTTTCACTCCATCTGTTGGAGATGAGATATATGTCGAAGATTTACATGCCACTGCTTCAGCCACCTATCCTAAAGTGAAAGAGACTTTCTTGAATAGAGCATGGTCACATCCTTATTGCAACGGTGGTCTGAGACAAGGTGATACAATTTGGATGAACATGCATTACACTAACCCTCATGCTATAGAAGGCTTGTTTTGCAAAAGTAGAGGCACACTAAACGAGGCTGAAGTAGTCGATGTGTTCAATGGCGGAGAGGGCTCTTTTGACGTTAGTCCAAGAAATAGTATACCTATGGAAAATTTCTTGATAGGTAATACTTGTATAGAAACGGCTCAGAACCTGATGCAACATATAAACAAAACAGTATCGTTAAATTATGATGCGATTGGTTTGACAGAAACTCCTCCAACAATCGCTTACTTAGACCCTTACCAGTGCACTGAAAATTTTGCTAGAGTTTTATTATACGATGTAGAGCATGACCGTGAGTTCATTGCATTCCAAGATATACACATGCAAGTTCAATCTAGTCCAGCAGCGGCTAGTATTGGTAAAGAAGATACTGGCAAAACTGGCTTTGTTAACAATTCAGTTACAGGTTCAGGCTCTTTGTTAGATGTAGCGGCAGGTTTCCCTACTGAAAACAAAAGGCTCAACATTACTGAGAAATCAGATTTCATAGAGGCATCTTACGCTCACAAGTCTACTTGGAACTCAAACGTGCCGAATGTAAACTTAGAGCATGTTGTAGGAGGAGTTGACAATACTGCTACTAATGGTTACACAGACCGCACTAACAACGCTGTCACTCTAAGTGGCAGTGCCTTGACTAAGCATCAAGAGATAGATTCATCAAGTCGAGAACAGTCTACGTTCTTTGATACACCTGACGGAACTAGAGTTATACCTGCATTCTTAGCAATGAAAGGTATAAGGAACAGTAAATTGACTTTAGATGATACTAGACTGAACAACCTTGACCAATGGACAGATATGGATTTCGTTAGAAGGTTGACGATTGATATGGGGGAAGTCCGCCTCAAAGATGGAGTTACCAACATAGAGTCAGCCGCTAGAGAAGTAGTAAGAATGATTAATCAAGCGGGTGCTAAAAACGGTAAGACTCATGCCAAAAAACCTGCTGACCAATATTTAGGTAGAAGTGATAACTTTGACCCCTCCTCTCCTCATAAAAATTCAGACTTTGCTGCCACAGCATCTACACACGACCCCTCCCCATTTTGGGATGTGAAGAAAGCATTCTCTAGCCATGACAGAGGCACTCACATGGGCTACGTCCGTGCTCACCTTGGTAGAGTGGTAAAGGATGAAGAAGGCGTAGAAGAAGGATTCTCTATTGTAATACACTCTACCGTTCCGGGTGCCGCAGGTCGTAACTTTTGCACATGGCTAGACAATAGTAAATCACAGACTACTTACAAGCCCGAATACTTAATTGGGCACGGTGGTAGATTTAGGAATTATTGGTGCCAACCTGATGAAATTACTGGAGAAAATATGCACCCGGCTCCTATGCCAATCAATAGATTCGGTAGACCGTTTGCTCCTATAACTACTCTGAAAGAATACTTACCACCTGAAAGCCCTGACGATGCCTTGTTGAATAATGTCAATTTAGGTGCGGACATAGTAAATAGTTTTGGAGTCATCTCTACTTCTAACACAGAAATGGTAAGTGGTAGAGATTCTAATACGGTATTGAACGAATCGTTTGAGACAAAAAGTCCCGCATCTGTCTTAGTAGATGGTCTTAGAGTAGGAACTAAAGCGAAGGCTAGAATCAATTTCGGAGGAATGACTCAGGCCGGAATACCCGGATGGGCCCCTGATGTTTCTAAATGGGGATTCGATAATGACGGAACTACTAACGTAGCAAGATACGGTAATGCTAGTAACGCAGCAACTGCAATGACTAACACAACTGAGCAGGTTAGTGGTAACGGTTACATACCAGCAGATGATATGAAAGCAGAAAACATTGGTCAAAGTCCAATTTATGGATTGAGATTTACGGACCATAGAGGTGATAATCACACTATAAGATTACTTTACAGACGGTTTGGAGAAAACTTTGCTAGTGACAACACTTACTTACCATCTACGCTTGATGAGGAGATAATCATACACTTTGACGATAGAGACGTAGGTCAAGGTGGGTTTACGATTGGTCGTCACATGGTGGGAGTGGGAGAGGTATGTGGTGAAAAAACAGGTGGTAACCCCATAGAGTTTAAGGGTAATCTTTGGAACAATTACCCTTCTCCGATAGTAGGTGCTAAAGTAACCACTAGTTATTCAAGTGGGACTATGACTGTCACGTTTCACGAGCCTTATGGTAGTGGCGGTAGTGGGACAGTTCCTTCTACATTACAAACGCATCCTGACATTTTGGGATACTTAGGTTTCCCTGAAACGGGCATGTTTCAGTTATCTAAGCATGGAACTGGAGGCTCAAATCACCAAGGGTTACCTTTCTACTACACTAGCAGAACGCACGAAAATCACAGCGGAACTCACAAATTCTTTGGAGTGATAGGAGGAGCGGGAAGTCATGCAAATGGTGATTGGCTTTTGAGTCCAAGAATAAACTTCACATGCTTACTAACTGATGAGGTCATCGCTGCCGCAGTAGAGCACGCAATCAATTTACCTAGTAACGATAGTGATGTCACGTTCGACTGCACTGATATGTTTGCACCCGATGGGAGAACTCTAAAAGAATGGAACGTCAGTTCTGAGGCTATCCGTATAGTTACAAGGGCCGATAAGAAAACTCCTATGAGCAAATTCTTTGAGGCTAAAGTTACTAAAGACTGGGGGTTGCAAAATGGAGCAGCAACAGATGCAGCGGTAAGCGGACATCACACTGGAGGATTGAGTGACAGTGAAAAAGATGCGGGCACTAGATTAGATGTAGGATACATACCTAAAACGGTGCTACATGTAGATACTAAATTCCGTGGAACTAACGCTAACACAGCCACTCCTGTATTAGTCGATAGTCAAAATAACATAGTGGACATTACTACTTGGCAAAGAAATCTAAGAGGAGAAAATTTCACTGACGTAGCGGGTGACCATATCATACCAAGAGTGGATTCACCTTGCGTCGAAGTAGATTCTTTTTCTGACCCTGACATTAGTGTGGCATCAAACGAATCTTGGGCTTTATTAGGCAAGCCCGCTAGTGTTGCTAATGGTTGGGGAGAGCCGTTTGTAGTATGGTATAGTGATACTTCTTGGGCAAGGGTTAGAAGCAAAGTCGGAACTACTTCTGAAATAACGGTTAGTATAGAACATAAGAGTGCAAATCCTGTCGCATTTGCTAACCCTGTGCAACATGATATATTGTGGAAAAGAAATGCTAGTGCTTACAAGTTTTTAGATGTAGACGGAGTTCGTAGGGCGGGGAGTAAGAACTCTAGTCCTTTCCTTTACTTTAGAGGTGGGCGAGATAGCCCTGACCACTGGGTGCCTCTTTATTTCGGAGGTGGTTTTAGTGGTGCAGTTGTAGATATAAACGACGGGACTCAAAACGACTACTCTGAGTTTTACACTCATCCTTATTCTTCCGGCCCCACGGGTAGCGCAGGCTTCCAAAACATAGGAGAGGTGGCGGGCTCATATGCATTATTAGACGCAAATGCTATGCTAGCCATGTTCCCCGGCACACCTTATCTTGACCAGCATAGAGGGCAAAATAATCCACCTTATTTCAACCAAGACGCTATATTGCCATTTGATATGGCTAAGGGTTCCAATTCAAAGGTCACAGGGTTAGATTATACCGACGGTCAGAACACAGTATCTGTCAACATACCTAGTCCAATCGTCATAAGATTTGCCCATCCTAATGCAAGATACAGCCATACGGGTGATAGCGATGACCAAACTACATACATGATATTCGGTCCCGGTCAAGCGTTCCCTCACAACACTGCTTCGTTTGAGCCACAAGGAAAAGACATAATCACAGCAGGTAATGGTTATAGTGCAGTTCCTATCTATATAGACGGCGACCCCGGCTTAGATACTTTTCTTCCTAATCAACTGGCTAACGGTGACACAGCAGAGCACAGTGGTCTCAACAGGATTTCTGAGGTTTCTGCTCATTTACCTATGACTACCTTTTTCCAACAAAATAAACGCTCAGGCTACAACTATGTTATGAACTGGGAGCCTGCTAAAGGATTGCCGTCTACTACGACATCTGTTGCCGGTAAAGTCTACTCCCAAGCCTATAATCATGCATTCTATTACGAAGGCACACCGGGAACCACTGCTAATTTACCTAAGCACTATCATCCTTTCAGTGAAATATTCAGCGATATTAGCAATCAAATAATAGGGACTGGAGCATTCCCTAAAACAAGAAAATCAGCAGTAATATGGCACATGGATGGAGGCTATCACCCCGGCGGTCATTTCTTAGATGACCACGTAAATAAGAATCCTAAACAAACTGTTGCTAACGCTAGAGTGATAAATGGTAGTGGTGCTAAGAAAAACACTACTGTATTCAGACCATGTGGTCTATTATCAAAAGCCTACAAAACAAAGTATGGGGGAGATGGCTCTACTCAAGATGTAGATGAAAACATAGTAATTGTAGACGCCACTAGATGCCAAAATGCAGAAGAATTAGGCGCTGTAATCAGCGGTGCTATCAATACCTTCCCCGGTAAAAACCCATTGAAGGCGATAGGTGGGACGTTTATGCCTAGTATGCAAAACGCTCACAAACAAGATAGATATGGCTGGGTGCAATTAGACATTGATTCTTATCAAGCAGAAAACAGTGGGAATCCGGCCACTCTAACTGCAATTAACTCTGCCACCACGTTGCCTGAATATGGGTGGTTGAGAGTGAGTAACGGTATTGAGTCAGGCTACGCACCGTATATAGCCACGAGTATATCTCATCCTAACACGGCATTTGTGCTTGGTAAAAATGCCACAACTTCAAACACTAACATTGTCAATCCTGAAACTAGGTTAGCCATAGCACCCGATGCTTCTTTCAAGGCTTTTATTTGGACTAAGGCTGGAACTCATAGATTCAACAACACAACAACTAGTCACAGGGACCACATTTGTCAAGTGCATTACAGTGGATTTGTAGACGCAGTAGATAGAACAAAGCCGGTAGGAGCAGTGGGTTGGGCCGGAGAAGCCTACTCATACTTCAATTCTTACGAAACCGATGCCATAGGTGCACGCATTCATCCAGCAGGATTAGGTGCTTGGCATCCTTTCTTAGGTTTCAATCCTTATGGTGCCGCTGAAACTTGTTTATCAGCCTCCTCTCCAGTGGGTTCAGTTGAAACTCCACTCGCCGCTTTCTATGCAGATTACTGTGTGAACGGATTGTCCAGTAGACATTTGATTGCTATAACTCACGAAAGTGAGTTACCCTTAATCGCTAAGGCTGATAGGGACGGAATAACTTGTGCGGGTGATTGGCTAAAAGTAGCAGAGACTGGAACTATAACTCATGCTGGAACTATTGCTTGGGATACTAGTAAAGTGCACAATAAGAGTAGGTATGTGGGACCTGCCACTGCTGGCCCTCATGTCGAAGCGCAAATGCATAGCGGATATTCAAGACCTTCCGCTGCTAGCGATTATCCTAATTCAGGCTCTGCACCAACAGATGGGCAATTGCATAGAGCAATACAAAGTGGTGACATGGTTAGGTCGAACGCATGTAGATTTGCCACAGGAGATTTGTTTTGGGATGAAAGCGTAGTCAAACAATCTGCATTCCACGAAGATGCTGGCACTTACGGTGTAGAGTGTGTGGGTGTGAGTAACCATGACCATTACTTAGACGTAACCGCTACTCCACATACTGGTTTATTTGGCTATTACGGAGGTAGACACCCTTCTCGTAATTTTTTACCTGAACATGTAGTTTGGAAAAGAATGGATGGCGGCGGCCTGACTATGCCAGCAGTCAATGCTAGAGGGCTAGGTATGGTGCCTTGGGTAAAGCGTAAAGATGGTGGTAGTTACAAGTTAGTAGGCGAAAAGGTGTTAGGTAATGTTAGATTTAGTTTTGAGACAACTAATGCTGCTATGTTCCCTGTAATACAAGCACAAGAACTGAGTCATCCTCAGTTAGCCGAACAGCATCCGATGAGAGTCACTAACGCTTTACTTATACCAAACGAACACATGCAATTTGAAAGCGTGCAAGTAATAGATGACACAGGTCAAGAACATAGACTAGAAGGAGGTAGCCCTCTAGGAACTGTGATATTAGATTTCAGACACATTAGTGATAGAGAAATAGAAGGTTTAGCGCCAGCGTTAGCGGGCGCTGGTGTATCTCCTAACTTGAAAATAAGGTTACCCAACCCTGACGAAATACCCGGTAACATAGTAGTTAGGTCAGGATTTGATAGAATACAGTCGTATCAAAATGAAACAGTTGGTTCAGGAGGATTGCAGCACCCTGCTCAACAGGTGTCTAATATTAGAGAAATGTTCAACAACGATTACAGCGGCCCTCGTCTTTGGCCTACTTGGGAGAACAACGGGTGGGAACATTTGAGTCAAGATGGCTCTGATATTTCTACGACTAAAAGTAATAGTCGTTTGAAATTCCCAGCATCTACTAACGAAGGATGGTCAGATTACACTGACAATGCGCCGTTAAATTCGGCTTATGAGCCTCATGATAGAAGTCTATACTTCCATGTTACACGGATGGGTGTAAGTATGACTCACCGTTATGATGTAGATGAATTGTCATTCAGCGGATATGACGAAACTAACAGTGAGATTGACGTTACCTCTACTCCTGAGTCAGGCACTTGGACTGATACTAGCGAGCAGAGTGGAGGTAGGTATTTCCTAAGAGTGTATGACCCTACAACTGACAAAGGAGTATTGGCCTCATACACAGGGGTAGGCACGAACAAATTCACGAGCGTCGTTGTTTCTCCCGACTTTGTGTCATTTGTGACGGGGAAGACTGGATTGAAAGTAGTTCCTAGTTACTACATGCCTGCTGGTAGCACTCGCATGTTCGCAGCAAGAAGATTACGTGACCATAGTGAATATAGTGGCGCAAGTCCTGATATGAAAAAAATAGATTGGTTTTCGATGTTTGATAATTTACCAACGTCTACCGGGGCTATGGTAAATCCGTCACAAGCCCACATAGCACTGTCTAAGCCCAAGATGACACCTATGCCTATACCTCGTATGGGCCACCATTACATTACACCTACAATGGCACTCATGCCCGGACATTATGCACATCCTGCATACCAAAGAATATACGATTTGAATACTGCTTGTAAGAGTTCAAATCATGAACCGATGTCTAATAGTTTGGTAGGAACTTTAGAAACAGCAAGGACTAGTGGCACTAACACTTTAGATAATCAAGGGTTTGGACGTGACCCACTTGTATGGTTCTCTACACCAACAGCAGCGTTCTCTCCTAGCGACATACATGGTGGTGCGTTTACTTTATTGACTGAAACTAAAGTCAAGTATGAAGGATATGGTATAGCGGCTAGTTCAGGTAGTAATGCAGGGACAATAAACGCTTCAGGCGGACACACCTTGGTATTAGAAGCGGCTGCATCTTACACACTTAACAACCATTTCCCTGACCCACTAGAAGTAGGCGCTTATCAAATCATCATTCAACCTAATTTGTTTAAACAGCAGTTGAAAGGATTTCACGCAAACGGACCTGCCACTGATGTCCCTGACGGTAGTGTAGTAGAACTAACTGGGCAACAAGTCAATACTGTGATTGCAATAGAGAAAAACGTCAATACAAGAGGGGCTTATGCTCTTATTTTAGCAGAGGCTACAATGGCAGATGTTAGGGGTTGTGAAGTAATATTGAACGAAGTTATACTGGACATAGAACCTGACGCAGGTAGTCAATTCACTAACCTTCCACCACTTGCTTTATACAATCCGCTAGGAGTTCAAGAAAGCACAAGTCCTTCGTTCACAAGGAGAAGTCTACCGTATAGACCGGGAATGTTCGTTAGTTCAACGCCGGGCAGAACTCTAACTATACCTTGGTGGGGTATACTTCACAAAGCCGGTGCTAGTGGCGCAGGTGCTAGTAAGTTCAGACACCTTGAATGGCATAAGCCCGACAATTACTACGAACTTTGTAGAGCAAACTTCGGATGTGTGGGGGCGCAGATTACTCTAGCAGGTTACCCTACATCTTTCCTCGACATTTACGAAACTCATAAGCGACTAAGAAGTATGAATCCCAATTGTGTAGTTTTGTCTGACAACCAAAGTGGTAGCACTATAACAGTTGACAATAACGACTTATTCCCTGTCACTCCGTATTATGGAGAGGTGTTAGAATACACCAAAAATGGTGTAAGATATACCGCTACTTATTCAAATAGAACTGGAACTTTAGCACACGCTACCCTAGGGGCTTCTACTACTTTTTCAGGCGTATCAGGTAGTGCAGCGTTTTGGCTTGGTCTGAATGGTGACGCTGACGCAGGGGACAATACAATTCTTAGATTAAGCAGACCTTATGACAATGGTGTATCTGATGACTTGTTCACTGACCTCAAGACTAGTATAATGACGAGAAACTTAGAAGACCTCGCTAACGGAACTAGAGACACTAACTCGCTTAATACAGCAGATTCTTTCTTGTGTATGTGGCATCCTAACTTAGGTAGACCGTTTACTTGGTATAGCGATACGGCAGATGGGGGAAGCAGGGCCTTCTACACTAACGCTGGCACAGCCGATACACCTGTTGACCAAAAGGGATACAACCACATACCTGAACACTTTGAAACTATACACTATCAAGATTACAACTATGTTGCGAGCAAAGGTCCATTTGGCTTAGCGATGAAATGGGTTGCACCACCACATGATGCTGATAACAACCCACTTACTGATTTATTTCACAATGGTAATATATACACTGCTGCACAGATGGATGCCCTTGTTGATGGATTTGGAACCCTCGACCATCAGGGAGGAACTATTAGTTCAAATAAATATAACTTCAACGGGTTTTGGCCGGGCGGCTCACATGGTGGAGGCGCAGTCAGTAGATTAGAGTCATACGGACACTCTTTGATTGGTTGGGGTAGTGACACATTTGGAATGGATTGTGAGACTTACCAAGACTCAACTGGTGTTGCTACTCTAAGTCTACCTAACGACAGGAACAGGTGCTTTGGTTATCGCATGGCTGTTAGGCAATTGTATAATCGACCTCGATGGTCACCTTACATTCGTGGTTGGTTAGAAGTCGCTAACAGTAATGCTATGTTAGGTTATTACCATGGGCCACTTATACAACATGATTCTAAAACAAATGGATGGGACTATGTAGGCTCAGATGGCACACAAAGTGACAAAACATTTGACGCTATGTATGTAGGTATTCTTGAGAGAATAACACAAGTGTCTAGTTTACTAGGCCAAGACCAAATAGGCAGACAAGTAAGATACAGTGACGGAAGAAGAATGACTGGCTCATTTGGTTGCCCTGTAAGAACTTTAAGAAACGCTTCAACTACTACACGCCTTTATCCTAATGACGAGGTAGGTCAAGGTATAGAGGAATTAGCAAGAGCACACCGTCACTACATGGTAGATTGGTGGGGCAATACTCGTGGTGAAGATGTCAGGCGTTTCCCCGTTAGAGGATTCGGTTTGCGCCCATGCTGGGACCCCGAAGATGCATACAAAGACACCAATGTGACTCACAGACCAGCAGCGCATGATTTGTTTGGTGGAGACGGGACAGACAGATATAGTGGATATGACAATTCTGCGAACAATGCTGCAAGTAATATGGGAACCTCTGACTGGTTTAATCCAGCCAGTGCTCTGAGAGTAGGTGACCGAGGCGATGGTCGCGGAGTTAGATGGCCTACTGTATTCAATGAAAGTTTACTTATGGCAGTCAGTGAAAATCATGATGCCACAGGACTAGTCCTATCTCATAGCACAGCAGAACCTATACTAGGACAGGGATTGGTTAGACCAAGTAACGATGTTCTACAAGGTGGGGAAATAGAACGGGGTATAAGTGACAGAGTAGATTTGAACTCAGATGACGGTTTACTAAAACCTAGTGCACATGTAGGAGAAGCGACTGAAACAGTAAACGCTGACACAAGAGGAGCAGAGCCTGTATCGAGAAATGATGTTAGATTAGGGTTAGATGTAGATACAATGGCAGAATTGAACGATGGTGTCAGTCGTGAATATGTAGTTATGTCAACAGAAGCAGCAAGTCTGCATACAGACAGAGAAGTCGGTCAAAGAACTAACATCAGAGGAGCATACAATGTAGGTAGTCGCACTCTCAAAGATTTAGACATGACTGCTCTGAATTGGAGCGCTCAACCAGTCACAGGTGTGGTCAAGCACTCTAACGCTCATGCAATGTGGTCATTAGGTGGAACTTATGTCATGGAGTGGAGTAAGCACGCTGGTAACTTGGATGTGAAAGGTTGGGGTAAGACCAGCGTTTCTTCTTCATCTAATCCCTACCAAGACGCTAATCATGACCCTATATTTGAAAACATAAACTACACGGATAGCACTATACAATTCCTATACAGACCAACACACATTCTTGATTACAAACATAGTCAAATGTTTAGGGCATATACTACTTTGAAAGGAAGCAGCCCCCAAGAAAACGCCAACTTTTACAGAGCAACAGCAGGCGGTAAATATGGACTATTTACAAGTGATGCGCCATCTGCACGCACAGGAACTCCGAGTGCACCACCTTATGCTCCAGTATACACAATAGTGCCCGGTTCAAGTGTAACAGCCCCTGATAGCCAAGGGCCTAAAATACAAGGTGTAGATGTGACTGGCTATGACAAAACTGACATACGCTCTCCAGTAGCAAGAGTAGTTATGTCAGAGAACACACTTGAGCACTTTAGAGCAGATGCTAGTAGAAAATCAGTAGATGACGGAGAAGGTGATTATAGTGTCCAACCAAGGTATAGTCAGGCACTTCATCCGAAAGGTAGTAAGGGCGATGCATCTTATAATACAGGGGACCATAGCGGGGAGTGAACATGGCAGTAGGTAAGAATCTCGCAACTGGTCGCTTTGATGCCGACCAAAACGCTGTAATGAAAGTAGTGCGTAAGCCACGATTTGTAGACAACGCTGTGAGACATGGAGAATACACCAAAGTAAAAGCAGGTTTTGCAGTCAACAAACCAACTGGAAGCGACTTCATACCTACCACTGAAAAAAGATACAAACTGATTGAAGAGGAAGATACTATTCGTTTACTTCACAATCCTACAACTAGCGTAACTTATGAAGGAGCGTTATTTTTTGACAATGATAAAGTAACAACTGCGAGCACTATACCGGCTTTGGTAGTAGGTGCGAACAATCATAATCAGTTGCTTGCTTTGTCAGAAATAAAAGACGCTACCAAAGGGACTAGATACGGGTTAGAGAACATGAAAGGGCGAACTTTACAGGACATAGGGTTCACCGATAAAGTCATCCATTTCGCTCAGAAAGTAGGAGTAGGCTTGCGAACTTCTGATTTGGCTGCTAGAGTTGCTAAGGCTAATACTAGTTCTATCAACGGTGTTAGAGCAAATTTACCTAGTTCTACATTTATCGCTCAAGATTTCTATGGTGTAGAGGCGTTCACTGCTCTAAGGTATTTAGCCAAACATGATGGTTACAGTCCTAAAGGAGATAGGTTTGGCAATCTCTGCTACCTACCTCAGAATCACATAGAACGAGAATATTTACTTACAGAAAGTAGAGTGCTAGGTGGCACTACTGATGACAGTAGTGAAACAACTCCAAATAGAGTCGTAGTAAGAGGGAAACCGAGGGCTAACAATCATAACAATGTTATACAAGTTGATGACTTTGGTCGTCAAGAAACAGGCATAGTAGAAGTGCCCGGAGGTATACACGCTCCAACCGCAGTAACTAAAGCGAGTGCTAAATTGATAGGGCAAAGAATGTTGAAGATTGCCAAAAACGCATCAGGTTCACGTAAGTTATCTGACGTTTTAGCAGTCACTCACGTCCATCCGGGTGATATGGTATCTTACAAATCAAGAACCGATAACGAAAGATATGTTGTCTTAGGAACAGCATTAGACTTAAACTCAAGAATGAGCGAGTTACATGTCAATTCAGTCGATGTAACTTTAGAAGATGTGTTACAGAGGTTTCAAGAAATAGATGTGAGTGGTAATCTTAACGATAATCAAGAGAGAAACAGACAGTTTGCTACTGAAGAATTTTCTACATCTTTTGGTTTTAAAGTCAAAGTGTCATATCAAATATCTGAGAGAGTTGATATGAACAGAGGTGTTGGTTACACTCTAGGCATGACAAGGCGTAATTCAATCAACGGTAGCCTCATGTTAGAAAGCACTGGTGTGTTTATCAATAATGGCGGCGGTCATGCCATAGGCACTACCAGTTTCACCACTGATGGGAGTAATGCTAACTCTGTATTCACTGTTGATAATCAACCAGTATTCACCACTAACGGTAACAAATTAGGTCATATCAACGCAAGTTCTGTTGGACTTAATACGGTAGTTTTGAAATCTGCTAGCGTGCACCCTATCTTAGACAACGAAGAACTGTTTATTTTATCTACGCAAACATTCCCCGAAACACGTAATCAGTCTCTGAAGATTGGTATGGTGCACAGTAGTTATTTGAAAACAAGGAGAGGATGATTTGCCGTTATTAAATGAAGGAACTAGGTATTTGATTGATACATTAAAAAGTAGAATAAACGAAGTGGTTTTTGGGTTCGATGGGACCATTGCTACTCAAGAAGATGGAGGTATAGGTAATCCTGCTACGGTAGTTACTCCCAACATAAGGGTGGTAGATGATAACACATTGATAGTAGAAGCGAAACTAGCATTAGATACTTCCTTTACCCGACCTTTGAGGGAAGTGGTTATACGTTACAAAAATCCGTCAGATTCGACAGATACGACTGATTTTATGCGCTATACTTACAATTCGATTCAGAAAAACAACAACAATGAAATAGTATTTTCAGCAGTTATAGAGGTGACAGCATGACTAATCCGAAAGCAGGCCATACAAGTGCAAGTGGTATGACAGTCGATTCTCAAGGTCTAAGAGATGGAGACGGTTTGACTAGCCCTAGTTTGACTAATTTATACGAGGCAATACATGGTAATGGTATACTGAGGTTAGGTGACGGAGCAAAAGGTGATGGTAATAGAAATAGCATAATTGCTAATACTCCGGGTTTCATAGAAATGACTGCTACTCAAGGTGAAGTAAGGGTCTATGGTGGATACTGTGTATTAGATGGGGTGATGTATAAATTCGCTGACGGGCCGGGCAACCACGAGACATTTATCATAGGCACGACTGGTTCAGGGGCTAACCATAGTGGTGACTTACCCAGTGTTCCTTCTAGTAACAGTGATGTATTTGTTACTATATTTTTAGTGGGTAGGGAAACACCCGAAGCGCACCTTATGTATGAAATGGGAACTCCTGCCGCACCATCAACTGGCACTCCGTTGATACCTAATCGTTTCTTATCAAATCCCAGCATAACCGGCAATACTGATGCTAATCACCAAACTACGGTATTAGCAGTTCTTAGGTATCAGATGACAGGTGGTGCAGGTAGTGTAACTTCTTCTTTGAATACCAGCCCTGTTATACACGACAGGAGAGCGTTCATTCGCACATCACCTCTTTACCTTACACCTATGACAAAAGGGGCGATAGGTAACGTAGACGCTAGTAACATAGTAGACGACCCTGACGGCTTTTTTACTTCACCTGAAGATGGAGACTTTAGCGGTAGCACTTTTGGCTCTATATGGCAAACTCATGCCTTAGACCAAAGCGGTAACAAGCATGGTGTAATAATGGCAGGCATACCTAGAAATTTAAACTCCAGCCCGGCGGCTAGCACTCATGTTCTTGGTCCTGACAGACTAGCAGTGGTTACTACCACTGGCAATGTGACGTTCAAATTCCACGACTCTAATGTTTGGATTGTTACTACCGATAATAATAGAACTATAAATCCAACAGGGACGTTTGCAGCCGGTCATATAGTAGAGATTTATCACAAGGCTGGTAGTCACACTTTGCATTTCGACTCTACCAGTGGCGGTCACAGCACTAGTAGTAAAATCAACGTGGATATAGCCGTTAGTCAATATGGTAAATTTATTTACGACGGTGCCAACTGGCACAAACTCGACTTACATACGGTGGATTGATGGGTAGATTAATTGATATGCTCAAACAAAAATGCGAAAACTGCAATCGTATTTCTCTACCTCTTTCTATATCAGGTAAATACATCAGCGGTGAAGTAGCCGTATTGCACGAATGTTCATTTTGCGGATACATTAGATTTCACGGACAACTGGGTTTCAAAGGTAAGCGAAAACGCAAAGCCGAACCTATCTCAAAGAAGGCTGGTGGTAGACTTTCACGTTATCTGAGAAAGCGGGCTGAAAGGTATTAATCGCCACGCTTACCGATGATGTCATCTATGCGTAGGATACTGATAGTAACCTCGCTAGCAGACTGAATCGCCTGCCTGACCAAATCAAGAGGCTCCCAAACATCTGCATCTTCCATTGAGCAAGCACCGCCGTTCTCTATATCAGGACCAGCGCTAGTTGCACCAGCGATATGTTCATTCCTTAGAGTTAAAATGGTGTCAAGAGGGTCATGCCCTGCGTTCTCTGCAATAGAAGCCGGTATAGACTCTAATGCATCAGCAAAAGCATCGATAGCCATTTGTTCACGACCACCCGCTTCTGCTGCACGAGAGCGCAAATAGAGCGCAGCGTTCAGATAAGAAGAACCTCCTCCTGAAACTACTTTACCACTTTCGTATGCTAAGCAGACTACGCCTAGTGCATCTTCAAACCCACGCTCAGTTTCGTCTAATGTTTGTTTAGTTGCCCCTCTCAAAATTAGAGTAGTAACTTCACCGTTACCTTTGACCACGACATACTTCATATCACCGATAGTCTTACACTCAACATCACAGTCGACTGCCTCTACTAAATCTTCAGTGCCATGTGCTACGTTAGTATTCAACAATTTTGAAAGCGCTGTCATATCGCTTTCAGGTATGCGCTGGGCGACTGATATACTTTGTCTAGCAAGTGTGGCTGCGACGACTTCATTCACAGTATCTCTGACAAATACCACTCCGCCTTCAGGTAATAGTTCCTTGATAGAGTGTGCTTTTTCAACCCAATTGTCTCTACTAGACTGGCGCTTGTATTGTTGATACTCAGCGGCAGAACCTAGATTCAATTGCACATTGTCATTAGATTGGTTGTCGCTTAGTCCAGTATTGATAAGTAATGCTTTTGGAGTAGGTGTAAGCGGCATGGCTGGTAACATGAACTCTTTGTGTAGAATTACACCACTAAAGCAAGAGGAATCATCTAACGAGCCGCCCGGTTGACAAAGGACTCTTATTCTGTCATAGTCTCCTTTAGCGTTATTGACTGCTTCTACGCACAAATCACTAACGTGGTCCATGCTAGACTCTAGTGTCTTTCCTGTAATCGAAGTCTTGGCTACATCTGCTAATTTAGTATCAACTGGCTGACTGAGTTTTTCGATATGCTCAGTTGCCCATTTGGACGCTTTTCTGTAACCTTTACAGATTATATTAGCATGTAACCCTTTATTGAATAATAGTTCACTATTACCAAGTAATTCACCCGCTAACACTACTGTGCTAGTGGTTCCGTCATAACACATGTTTTCTTGTGTATTTGCTGCTTCTACTACCATTTTAGCCGCTGGATGAGTAATGTCAAGTTGTTGCAGTATAGTTGCACCATCGTTTGTTACAATGACATTGCCACCACCGTCAACCATCATCTTGTCCATACCCATAGGACCAAGTGTCGTCTTTACCGTAGAAACGGCTCTCTTTGCTGCTCTTATATTGTGCACTACTGCACTTGTGTTGCTTTCGTTTTCGTTCATTTTTCCCTCTCCTTATTTTTAATGTTACCAGTCCACTTCGTATTCTTTTACATCACCAGTATGTCTACATCTCGCTTTGACAAATCCCTCATTCACACCGTGTTCCCACAGTTCGTAAACTAGTTCAGCGTCTTTTAAACAATATTCTGCGACTTTACTATAATTACCCTTACGCCACTCTATGGGCGCATCGTGGCTGTTCATCAATTTACCTTTTTCCAAAGTGTGATAACAGGCATCCGATAAAGGAACTGCGTGACCTACTATACTCTTTAATAGAGCAGATGTGTCAAATACTTGCTCCTCTGATTTAGCCATAATGTCACCGGCTGTCCAACAGTCTAGTGCATCTCTGATGATAGGTAAATCGAATTGCTTGAGGTTGTGACCTAATACCATACCTCCTTCGGACACATGCTTGGCTAAATCTTCACCTAGAACTTTAGGATGTAATTTCTTTACATTAGTGCCTTCAGGAAGGTATTTAGAAACTGATTCGTTAGCATACACAGTTCCATTCTGACCATCCCAAGTTGCTACTACTGATGGCTCAAATAAATGACTTTTACCCCACCCGCCTATTTCATGAGAGAAATTGGCAGTTTCGATGTCTAGTGCTAGCATTTTGGCGATATTAAGTCCTCCATACACATCTTGCACCAGTCGCAAATTATAACAGGATTTCTATGGTGCATGCCCATATAGTGCCCCCCTATGTTATCTCCAATTTTGGTGTCACATATTATACATTCGGCGGTCATACTTGACCTCCTTTTGACATAAACTCTTTACGAAGTTTGACATATACTCTAACTCCTTCCCTAGTATCTTTGAACATTTCAGAAGCATACATGTTGAATTTACTATTTATCGACGCATGGCTGTTGAAATTAGCCAGTTTACCAAATATGTCCATGACTTCTTTCTTCTTAGCCCAGCCTGTGCCACGATGGTCGTCAAAGTCAAACAATTCACTCTTTGAAAATGACTTCTTCCAAAGACCTTGCATTTTATTCTTCTCACTAGCACCAGCACCTATGTTAACCTCTGATTCAAGCCACTGTATGAGATTCTGATATAAATCAAACAAAATCTCCTTAGCCATATCAACATGGTCCCCTCTTACCACCCATGTGCCCTCAATCATAGCCATGTGATGTGCTAGAATATTGGTATAATTTTGTAAACCCATGATAAATGAGGCACAGATACCTTGTTTATCAGGACTCATCTTTTCTACAATACTGTAATATTCATCTATCGCTGAAATCAGAGCAGGTCTATATGCTTCATCGGGTCTAAACATTACCCTCATAAGGCCCATCACTACTTCTTCTCTTTCATCCTCTGTCATCTCATTCCATTCCAATGGAGGAATATCGGTTAAGTTCAAAACTCTCCTTTTCAACGCTTTTTTACTTTCTTTGAAAAAGTCTACTACTTCTCCAAGTGAAACTTCCATGACATCATTAGAATATACTCCATCAGCCAGTTCGTGATTGACGGCTTTCTTCATTTCAAGTGTCCATTGCCGCCAATAGGTTAAGACACGTTGGAAAATACCCTTGTCAAGAACGTGTTCCTTGATACCCTTTGGAGGATAAGTAGTAATCCACAAAGAGACTTCAGACTTGACTCTAAAACTATCTCTAGCCATGTGTTTTGTCAAGTAGTTTCTACCAGTCCCAGCGGAGTTCAATGCTGATTGTAGAAACAAAGTAGTATTCTCATTATGCTGACCAGTTTTGAGAATGACACTCCCCTCATCGAAATTCAAACCTTTTCTTCCAGCCAGTATACCCTCTCTTACTATCATTGTAGGATTTCTAGCGTCTTCTGATTCAGGGTCAGGCACTAATGTCCCGACCAATGCAGCGTCATTACCTGAATTGTAATCTTGAGAGTTGAGGCCCGATTCTTTGAGTATCTTTTCAATTATCTGATAGGCCGCTGACTTACCTGTCCTAGTATCTTGAATCCAAAACATGTTCACTCTTGGGTCGAGATTACTACCTTTGATTGGTATTCTCACGAATGGCACAGCCACTTGTCCTAGAATGAAGAAAAATGAAATCAAGCCCGGTATTTCATTGTTGATACTCACTTGCTTGAAGTGTTCTAAGTAACCTCTTAGAATAGGGTATTTTTTCACGCATTCATAATCACTAGCCTTGTGCTCCATCATAATTTATCCCTCTCTTACTGTATGTCTTTTTGACTGTTATAGGTTCCTCTGATGTCAATACATCGAGTAATCTTTTCCTCAACGTGCTGCCCATTCCCTTTACTTGTTTCAACGACTCAGGAAAAAGCATTTCTTCTATTGAGCCACACCTGTCAAGTAATTTGTCTACTAACTCAGGGCCGAATCCCGGCACTGCTATCAACATATCGGCTCTCACATCATTGGTGCTGACTCTTGTGACTGCTCTAGCACCATGGCGACTAGCAGGTTTGTGTAACTTTGAATGTAATTTAGCGATGAACATAGCGGCTTCATTGTAATCCTTAGCCCTATAAATATGGCAATCGAAGTCTGCTGTAATTCTAGCAAATGTTCCGAGTAGTTGATTCATAACTTTAGAGTATGAGACGTTCCTGCCTTGTTTTTTAGAAATAGACACATATTTAGCAATGTCACCGTGAACCACTAGAAACACCCTTTCGCAGTTAGCATCTAAGTTATCCATTTGCCTCATCAAGTGCCCGCTATGACTCGATTGGAATAAATCAGATAGACTTTTACATTCAATATGTGCATTACCAGCCTTGTAGTCCCCCATGCCTTGTAAGTGCTCTATTTTAGTAGTAAAGCCTTCTCTTTCAGCCGCTCTCACAACAGCGTCCTTTAGAGAGCCTCTTTCGTTACTATCTATTATCAACGCTTCTTTCATCTCTAAATCCCTCCACATTTATCCGCCATGCACTAATCCTCATCCTTGAACCCTTCACGGTTCTTTCATCAACGCACCCTACCTTTTTAAAATAAGGATATTTGTTCAATATTTGAGCAAGGGTGCCCTTTGATGGATTCTTTGAATAGGGTCGCCCACCCCTTAACTGAATCTGATTCATCATAATTACATATATTTCGTTTGTTGATAATGATTCGCCGTGCTCGTCAAATGCTCTAAATATACGCTTGACTGTGTTGGTTATTGGATAGTAGTTTCTGTTTTCTTTCATTCTATCGCCCCTGTTTTGTCCCAATAACGACATTTGCCTAAGCACATACCCTTCTTGTGAAGCATAGAGCATGTTTGTGGATACTCTGTGCCTACAATCGTGCTTATCTGATAGCGGGTAGTGTTCTCGTCAAAGTCAGCCCATTGAAGCGAGCGAATGTAATTTACAATCATTTCGGTATGCTCTGTTAAGTTTTCTTTAGGTATTCTTTCGACAGGTATGAAATTTCTTAAACGCTTTGATAGGTATTTCACCAGTTGAACCCTAGCATCATGACTTGGATTGCTGCCTAATCTACAAGCAGCCGAATTTAAGCAAGGTAATATTATCACACCTTGCATCGAAACTGTGGGTAAATCTATTGGTTGAGTGTTGGGATTGAATACACCTTTTTTCCTGTCTGTCTTTATGACATTCAGTATAAGTCCTTCCTTACCATAAGGTATCATTCCTGACTTAGGGTCTAGTGCCTTTTCCATAATGAAATCAAGCCCTCTCTCCATGTCATTAGTGCTTAGAGGTATGGACCATAGACCACGCTTTGAATTATAGGAATTAGGTATGCGAATCATACCACTGGTATCGAAGGGGACAGCCGGGTCAGAGCAAAATAAATCTAATTCATTTATCCAATCACTGACAACTATCATACCCGCCTCCCTGATGTCCGAAAGGTTACTTTCGTTACTAGGCATGTAGGGTTTGTCGAGTGCTACCCAAATGTGAAATCCACCACCACTATACCAAACTGAATGAGTTATATCCTTATCTAACAAATAATGATGTAACTTCAAAGCCTGATAGAGTGCCACTTCGGGTTCTACATCAGGTCTATCACGCTGGGTAAAGTTCTTCGGGTCGAAGTCCATTACAAAATGTCTTATTATAGGCGTTTTGAGATTGACTCTTTTGTTGTAAGGGGGTATGGTGGCTCTGTAACCATAGACAGTCATGTATGCGTTTGATACGCCGTTTTTACCAGCCCAGTATCTCTCTAGGTCACCACTGTTTCTGACTATTTTTCTGTATCCTCTACCCTTCTCTGTTCCAAGTTCCATTACTTCCCTTGGAAAGTCAAAGGTCAACTTCAAATCATCACTTCCTATATTCGTCTACTATCTTCTTCAAAACTCTTAGAACTTCACCAGTGTCCTGTAACAGATAGTTATTCAGAGAAATATACATCGGTCCTTTTGGACCGCTTACATTCTCATCAAACTCATACAGTGTTGTCTGTATAGATACTGAATAATCTTTACCTTGACCTAACCTTGTAAACATCACTTCAACATCTCTACCCACTATTTCTGACAGAAGCACTTCTAACGCTCTACCCAACATTGCTTTATTCATTCCTTTACCTCCTCGTAATTATCTAAGTATTCTTGGGGGTCATCACTGCCTTCCCAAGAAGGACATATTGATTTGAAATTACACCAAGCACACTTACCAGCACTAGGTGCAGGAGTAAAGTGTTCAGAAAGGTAAGCAGTGAGCAATGCCACTTTTAATTTATCAATCCTCTTTTCATAATCGGTGTTTCTACGACCTGTGCATGGTTCGTAGAATATTTTATTGATGCCTCTTTGCTCTTGTCCGTATTTGTTGAGGGGCTGTAATTTAGATTCGTTACCTGAAGGATAAACCCATCCCCAATGAGTTACATCTTGTAACGGGTGGTTTGCCATTTTGAGGAGTTTCTTGTAAAATGCCATTTCTGTCCTCATAGATTTAACTTTGAAATTGGAATCTTGCCATTCACCTTGACGGTTTTTAGTTTGAACCCATTTGCCTGTTTTCAATTCCATAAGTGAAACTGTTCCATCTTCAGTCTCATACCCTCTATCTATGCTTCCAGCAAAATGAATAGGAATCTTGTATATTTCACCATTGAACTCTATTTCTTCTTCAACAAAAGCATGGACTTCTAGTTCATTTATGACTGGTAAGTATTTATCTTTACCAACGTCACGCAATCGTAGCAAATCCCATGTAATTCTTCTGTCTATTGACCGTTCTTCGCCCAACACATAATCTTCTTCAGGCATGATGCTCAGTGCGAGTTGTTTAGCCTCCTCCATTTTATCTCTTAGAACTAGAGTGTGTAATTCCTCTAAGACAGGTAATACGTTGTTGTAGTATGCCTCAATTGCGTTGTGAATATTAGTCCCTTTTGTCATAGCGTCAGTAGACGGCTCAGGAAGCCTGTGTATACGCTTGTATTCGTATTGCTTTGGGCAGAAGTCGAAGTCTGATGTTAGGCTTGTCTTTGTCATCCTTAGCATTTTCTCATGACCGGGCTTCCAAGCGTATGTGGATTTGGCGTATGCACTCCAGTCCCTGTCACTCATTCTACCATCCCCAACAACTTTTCAATATACACAGTAGCATCCATCAATTCTTCTTGTAAGTGCACGAGCCATTGGCGTATAGACAGAACTTCTTCTTCCATAGTCACGCCATATTTCTCTTTACCCACATCTGAGCGTGCTTGTATCTTTTTACATACTTCATCTTCTATTGCACTCATTTTATCACCAATATCTCTTGGGGACTGCTGCCCCGCTAGCCATTTCCAAATCCCAATCTAGTGCGCTGAATATAGGTTTTATCTTCGCCCTGACAAGTCTATCTACCATTTTATGATAATCTAAAACGAAATCATTCAAATCACTTTCATCTTCAAAGGCAACAACATCAACAGATGGTAAATGGTCAGGTGTTTTGCTCACATAGACCCAATTCACACTGTCTCCCTCACCTAATTGGGAGCCGTTAGACAAATGCTCATTATAATATCTAGCCGCTTTCACAGCACCGCCTGTGGTCATGGCGTAATTACGCAGAGGCTTTTGTAATCTAGTAGTGGTGGCTATCTCTTTGCAATTCACTTCTCCACGTTGTATTTGCTTTGACAGAGGTCTGACCATCGAGATAACTTCACTTTCATCTGCTCCTGTGCAAATGGCTGTGAGCACATCGTTCTCAAGATTCTTAGAGATGGGTGCAAGAGTGCTGATTTTACCCCATCTTGCACTCTTGACCTTACCTTCATCTTCAGGTGGATAAGAACATATACCATAGTAGAGATTCTTGCCGCCTACAATCCAGTATGGCATGTATGCTTCAAACTCTACAATCAGGTGGCTAGATTCATGCTCTCTTTGAACAGTCTCAGTCAAGTGTTTTGCAAGAGCAGTCGCCTCGTCAAATGGAACTTGAACAAAGGCTGAATCGGTGTGACCATACAGAGAACTGTATCCCTGTTTGTCCGATTCTTCCATTAGGAATCTGATAGCCCGCCTACCGCAGGCTGTAATCGCAGAGGCTATGTCAAAGTCTGACCAACCCCAATGTGAACTAGCAGTCATACCGTAAAATGAAGCCATGACACGCTTGACCGCTAATTGTAATGTGTTCCATCCGTTTCTCTCATTTTCAGAAAGGGCTTCCCGCATTTTCTTTTTGTATGCATCACGCAGTTCAAACATCTCAGTGACCATTGTAGGTAGTAATGCGTCTACTCCCTGTCGCCAACAAGTGCCGTCAGGTAACTGCCTGATACCATCTTCGCCTGCCATGTCTTTAGGCACCTGTGTCTCCCAACTGAGATTATGCGACAAAATGATTGACGGGTATAGGCCCTTGTAATCTACACAGGCTACTCCTTCATATCTACCCGGTTTAGGTGGTGGAATGAACGCTCCTTCAAATTCTTGTTTTTCTTGAGTAGACTTACTAGGGGCCTTCCAATGTGTTCTCCTTTGTATCAATCCTCTAGCAAACCTAGTCACGTTGTGACATGAGCGGAAAGACACACCACACAATTGTTGGAGTGACAAGAAGAAATTGAATACGTGGTTTTCTTCGTCTATCTTCTTCAGCAAGAGAGTATCTTGCATACAATAATCCACATAAGCATCGAATCGTTCAGTCCAGCCAGTAAATACATCCATGTCAAACTTACCACCTAACTTACAAGCCTTTGCAATGGTGTCTAATTTCAAATTCTTCAACTGAGGTTTACCGCTATCCTTCCAAACACGCTCAAACCCACTACCGCTTCTGACTGGGGCGGCTGTATCGAAACACAATCGACCCAGTATGGGTTGGTCCACATAGTCATATGAATCGTTTCTTGGTCTAAGGACTCTACCCAAAGGGCTTAGTCTACGGAATTGCTTGAGTCTATCAACTAAGTGAGGTAAATCTGCCCACATAATGGCGTGAGCGATGAAAACATCAGGGTTGCACTCGTCTAAATAATGTAAGAAAGCCTCGTGCATATCCTTTTCTGAGCCGTATAGATGCCTTTCATAGGTAAGTGTGGCAGGAGTTCCGTCAACTTCGTATTCTACCTCCCGGTTCTCTATGTAATGGTCCATGTCGTATAATCCGTTGGGGTTGTCATGTTTCCAACAAAATGAAACGTATCTGTTGTTGTAACTGTCAATGACAGCCATTACAGTAGTCTCCTTTGTTTTAGGGTCCCACTCTAAATCGAAATGCCATACACGAGGTTTCCATTTAGGCATTTCTTTTACTTCATCGATGAGATATTTATCAGGCAGGCTCAAATCCGCCTCCCAAGTTTTCTTGAATCGTCTAGCCATTTCTCTAATGTCAGATTGTCTAAAAGTGTAGACCTTGACTAGTTTCTCGTTATCTCTCAGCCCTTCCGCTGTATCATCCCAGTCTATTTCGGAGCCGGGGAATTGGTCCAGTATACGCTCAACGTATCTAGGAGAAGTGTCTGCTGAAATCCAAAAGTAAGGTCTGAAGTCTGTCACAGTTTCTTCAACCAAGTTACCTTCCGCATCACGCCATCTCTTGTAGATATGGTCAGGCCCTTCAGGGTCAGGTCGGAAGGTGTCGATTATCACTATTCTTCACCCTCTAGCAATACATATTCTACCTGAGCATTACAGTTTGAGCAATGTAAATGTGTAATTATGCCCGGTAAATCGTAGCCTAAATCCTCTGCATCGTGGTCACTTCCCCAAATAAGTTTACCACCACAATACCAACAAATGTCTCTAGCCATGTTTAGTCCTCCTGATATTCTTGGTCAATCACTATCATCAGAAAGTTAGTGCTAGGTTGTTCGATAACTAATACAGTTTCGTCGCCAGTATGCAATTGCAATTCTCCGTTGGGTAAGTTACTAACTAACTCAGGTAGCCATTTATCAAAAGCAGAACGAGATGCCGTAGACGGTGCATCTACTTGAGACAACGGTGCACGAACAAACATTTTACCAGTCTCGCTCTTACCCCCACGTATCACGAACTCCTCGCCATCTGCATCAAATTCAGTCTTACAGGCAAACTTGTCACCCAATACTTTCTTGAATCCAGTCGCAGGTTTCAGAGCCTCACTAGATACTCTAGCATGATGAGTCAAAGGTATAGAGAACCAAGTAGTCCACATGTTTTTCTTTGAGTCGGCTATCGCTTTTTCTACTATCGCAATTCTCTTTTGCGATTCTATGTATGAAGAAGTAGGCAATTGCAGACTTGAATTACCTGCTCTTATATGTAGAGTGCCAACTTTACCTTGCTGAGATATTTTCAGGTCAGGTGTCTTGACCGTAGACAAGAATGATTTCATTTTAGGTATATCAGTGATGTAAATGTTACCACTGCTTTCTGAGCCACAATCTATTTTCCTATGGATGTAATGAGTGGATTTAGCCACAGCCGCAGATATACTACCAATGCGAACATCAATCACTATATCACCTAAGTCTTTGCCAAAACTTGACAAAAAATTGATGAAGTTATCTTTACTTATTGTTATTTCAGTCATATTACCACCTCATGGGTTACAGAGGGAAAGGCTTCATAGGATATACAAGACTACTATCTCCGGCGTGAAACTTTTACCTTTATTACTGGATAAACCTCAGTGCCCCCACACTTGGGAGTTATCAAATAACTCCGTCTCTCAATTCAGGCAGACCATACCATTGGGCATCTTCGCCTTTCTTTGTGACGAAGTAAAGCCTTTCCTGATTTAATAGATTAGGATTGGTTTTCTGTTTGAAAAACTCAGCAGAGTATCTGACTTCGCCTGTCAAGGACCCGTCATTGTCTCTGATGTGCTTAGTCTTACACCAAATTATTTGGAAAAGGTCTTTGTTAGCACTAGCGTGCCATGCGAACTTCCAACCATCGAATCCGACCTTGCCATCTTTGTCCTCTTTTAGATGAGTCTCCCAATAAACATCTACACCTAGACGGTTCAGTTTCTGACATTGTGCTGTCAATTGCTTAAATCTAGTCGCACGAATGTTCCAGTTCCAACCAATCTCAGCGTTCAACTTTGAGTGTGCTGCTTCGACTGCATCAGTTGCCTTCATGTCCAAGTCGTATATTTTCATACAAGTAATGCACATTTCATCAAACTGGTCTACCCCAGTCACGATGAACGACTTTAGCATAGGTCCTTCAAATCCGGGCTTGTATTGATTCTCTGCATACTCAACAGCGAACTTACAAATGTCCATGACACGATTATACGACAATAGATAATTGTAAGCAGTTCTATCTTGTTGTTGCATCACCCAAGGAGAGAAGATGCGAAAAGAAGGGTCATTGTGATAATGCGCCTGCTTACAAGACAAGCCACCGTTATCATGGTCTAGTATGATGGCTAAGCCTTCGGGGTGCTTGTGTTTGTGAGCATCCATGGCAAGACCAGTCTTACCACTACCCTCGTGACCTACGAATGCTGCCATAGTGCTACTTGGCTCAATCAGTGGTGCTTCAGTCTGTGATTCTAATTCGGCTTGTAGACCGGGAAATCGACTAAGGAACTCAGTAGAAGAAACAGTTTCTGTTTCCTCCGCTTTTGTTTCCTCTATACTTTCAACCAGTTCTTTCAACTGTTCTTGAGGGTCAGCAATGATTGCTTTCTCCTCACCTTCGATTTTGTTCGCTATCGCTACTTCTTCCGCTTCCGCTAATGCTTCCCAGCCACTCATTCTTTGTTCCCTCCAAATTGTTCTAATGTTGTATCTCCACTACCACCCGCAGGGCGAGCAGTCTTGTGAGGAATGTGAATACCGAGAGCACTCAGACTCGCTTGCATCTCGTTATTGTAAGGTCTTAATCGCAATCTACCGACCACAATTACCTGTGTCTTTTCGTTGTAACCTCTCCAGTTACCTTTCGCATCCTTGTATTCAAACACACGGTCTTCGTCGTGCATCCTACCTGAAACCCATACAGTTACAGGGTCTACATTTGGCCCGTATATGTTTAGTCTGTAAGAGCGACCAGTAGGGTCATACTCGCTGTCCATAGGTTCTTTGTTTAGATAAGTAATGTATCCTTTAGTAATGACGATAGGGTTCATTGTCATACCGTTATTGGTAACAATCTTTCTATCTTCATGTGCTTCTACTAAGTCTGCCAAATCTACAAACTCGTTGTGCATCTTAGGGTTGATTAGTAACCTGTCAGGAGACAGTGCTGTTCTAAGGTGTTCAGGCAACCACTCGTTAGTATATTCAACAGTCTCTTGGAAATTGTTGTTAGTGTATAGTGTATCCGAATCCTTGTTAGTAGGCTCAATCACTTGTATCTTACAAGCCTCCCACTTTTCATAACCAGCATTCATAGACTTACCTTGTAAGTTGATACGCCACATTTGAATGTCTCCACCTGATTCAGGTGAGCCCATGAAATAAGCAGTCCTACTAATGCTCTTTGGAGCCATAGGTTTACGCTCTCCATTCCTTGTGTTCAATAAGCACAGAATCATGTCGCCATGCTCAAAACCATACCAAGGTAAGTTACTACCATCTACACGCTCACTAGTCGCTTTGCCATTGATGTGCCAAACTCCTTCCTTAGCAGTAAGTATACCGATGTGACCTTCATCTATTGCTCGGTCACGATTAGAATTGAACATGTTGACAGCACGGTCGAACGCTCCTTTTCTATTGTCTCTTTCACTGTCTTCGATGCCCACGAACATACCGACATAACTAGCAGTTTCTCTCAAGCGACCAGCACTGACGTTCCTGCTTTCAATTACGAATTGCTCACTCCATTGTGTTAAGTAAAAAGGGTCCTCCTCTAACGGGTCCTCAACACTAAATTCAACAGCGAGCCACTCTTTGAATTTATTCGCTGCCTCTCCAGTCTGAATACCCAATCGCTCGGCGTATCCCTTCATTCTCTCTATCACATCTTCCGGCCATGTTTTTCCTTCACTCATATTCTCTCCTCCATGTTCCTCTTTAGTTTTGCTACAAAGTATTCCACAAACGACACATCATCATCCGGCCACTGTGTAGCCAGCATAACAAATTCGCCATAAGTGAGCATGAAATTGTGCCAGTCGCTTTCGCTTTCCATCAACGGTTTGGCACGATAACGGAGTCCTTTAAGCACTCCGAATCTACTTTGACCCGATTCTAAGGCTTGGGTCAAGAAAGCCGTAAGCATTGGGAAGTCATTCCCCATCAGGTTGAGAGCCGCTTTGTTGAGATATGCAGTGTCTCTCCTGAGATGCTCCATGAGCGCATTGTCATCCTTGGGAAGGCCCTCAAGTATGTCAATGGCTTGTCTATAACTTCCATTAGTGAATTTGATAAGGTTAGGTAATTGGTCTTTCCATGCCGAGGGCATGCTCTCAACATCTATGATGGATTGCAATCGACTCGTTTCTTGAGCATCGATTGGTTTGAAATGAAAAGTCAGGCACCTGTCTCTGATGGCATTGTGAATAGGCCCTATGTCATTAGCAGTCAATATGAATATGGTGCTCTTGTGGCTTTCTTCCATCACTTGGCGAAGTGCCTTTTGAGCGGGGGTAGTAAAACTATCTGCTTCGTCTAAGCATATAATCCTACGACTAACTCCTAACCCCTTCTGCTTACTGATTGATTTCAATTCACGAATATAATCTATACCTCTATCGTCCGAGGCATTAGTAATAGTAAAGTTGCTTGGGTCGAAGAACTCACCTTGTAGGTCACTTGCCAAAGCATAAGCAGCGCTGGTCTTACCTACTCCCGGTGGGCCAACCAACAAGATGTTAGATGGACAAGTGTCGATGTTCCAAGACGATGCTGATTTGATAAAGTCGGAGTGTCCTACTATGTCAGTTACAGTAGTAGGTCTATACTTTTCTCTCAAGTTCATCGGAATCACCATGTTATCTTTGTTATCGGTATTTAAGGGGAAGGCTTCAGTCACTCATTTCTATCATATCAGTCAGTTGAGATACATTCCCATATCCTAATGTATCGTCGAGATACTTGACTTCTCCATCCGTCAGTGACAAGTTATTGAGGGAGAACTCTTTCATCTCTACCACTATAACTAATGCATATTCGTCTACTGGTATCCAGTCTTGTCCGACTAGCACTCCCTGTTGAGCAAGGCGCTGACGGCTGTGCTGTGCAATAGTCTGACTTAATGTTAACTGCCCGACTTCGTAAGTTTCGTATCCATCCATTGCTGACACCCTAACTTGAGTTTGATATTCTTCGTTGCGTTTGATTGCTGTAACTAATAAGTGTAAATGAAATGCATCTTTGAGAATGGTCCAGCCACCTGTGCCTCCCAGTTCAATGGGACCTGCACTAGTCAGCCTCAGTCTTTGACCTTGCTCAAGGCTTTGTAAATAATGATTGAAATCTGTGGACACTGGTATGAACATACCAGTTTTTGTTGGGACTGTAAAATGCAATTCCTGTAATTGAGAAACTCTGTCTTTGTAGGGTAGTTTGTATATGTCCCAATCTTCACCTATCGCTAAAACATCTGTGACGCTTTTGACAATAGAGCCTTCTACTTCTACCTCAAGTATCGCCTCTGTTTTACTATAAGGTAACTGTATCGGTTTACCCATGATTTGTTTGTGCTTGTTGTAAAGGACTCCTTTGAAGGTCCCTTTTGGAAATTCAGTTATGTGTAGATACTGTCTAGGATATGTAATCACTTCAGCGTATACATCAGCAGGTGTGGTTAATTTATCCCACGCCTTGTATACAGGGCCAACAAAGGGCTGACCGGGCTGCATAGTTCTAATTTCTAAATCCTTTTCAGTAGCCATTACCCTCTGTATGATTTCAGAAGGAGTCATGGTCTGTAACATGATATTGACTGACTTAAGGCTCTGAGCGAAGCCATCCTTGATGTAAGAAACTAGTTGTATGAATCTATTCATTGGCATGGGTGGCCTTTCACCAGTAGCCCTAGACCAAAACAATAGTGCTTCTTTCTCGTTCAGTTTGCCAGCAATCTCAAGAAACCCTTCGTCTTTTATTCTAGCCATCAAGTTCATCGCTTGTTTGATAGTTAGACCATTACCGCCATATTCAGGTGACTCTAAAGCAAGTAGAGGAACCATCGGCTTACCTGCTAACGCTTCATCCCACACTAGAGGAGAGATAGATAACTTCTTACAAACATCATCTCTAAGTTCTCTGAATGATACGAACTGCCTTGGGTAACGAGAGTATTCAGGGTAGAATATCTCAATCAATTGGTTCAAATCTTCCTCTGCATTTCTAACCGCTTGTCTGATAATATCTACTGATTCTCTAAAATGAATAGACCGATTCTCTGCGTCGGTCATATAGTTACGATAGAGATTCCTTAGATTCTCGGAGACTTGTGCTGCTTCAGCCAGTAGCATTCGTTTCCCTCAGTTCTGCGAGGGTGTGTTGGATTGCCTTTGACAATGTATGTGCCTCCTCAAGAGTAAGCCTCACTCCCTCTTTAGTGAAGCCCTCTCCTTTAGGGTGCTCGTGCGTTCTTCTAGTGCGAATATCTATCTTGGACTCTGCCCCACCATACGGAGTATTTAGGGTCATGACAATCTCAGCCTTTCCTCTCCATCTTACTGAAGTGGCTGGCGTTCTCCAGCGTATCTCTTGCTCAAAGCCCCTCAAGGTATCACTCTCCGATGAACTCACCGTAGTATGGCATCTCTCTTACTTCGCTCATGCCGTCACCTCATTCTTTAAACAATAATCATGCCCACAATTCCAACATACTCTGTAAGGAGTAGCATGAGTGAAGTGCCCATTCCAATAGTTTTCACTCGCCTTATTCTTAGTGCGAGTGTAGGTCTTTTGGTTTGTTTTACATTTGTAACTCATGCCGTCACCTCCCTTGTAACGCTCAACGCTTCTTGTTCGACAGTATATCTAACTGCTTCGTCGTAAGCCGCCTTGAGAGGCCAACCCTTCTTGAGTAGGCCAATGTAATACGCCCTGTGCATA